TACTTTTGTAAGTCCCAAACATAAAACTTATTATATGACTGTTTCTCATATATGGTTATCCTTTCATGAACCTCTAGTTGCCTTATTCAGCTAGAGGGGATTATAATTAAAAGTAATACTAACTCCTTGAACCACTTTGCATCTACCCTTTATTTAAAAAAAATAAAAGTATAAGCTTACCCTCTATTAGCTCAGCTAATATAAGCTTATACCTTTCTTTTTTTATAACTATACTACGTATATAGAATTTTTACAGGCCCCCTATACATAGCAGAAGTGTCACTGTGGTCCTTTGGGGGGCTGTAAGAATTTTATGATATACTTCCTCCATAACTTTAGAAGGTGTCCAGCCTGCAAAGTTCACACCACTTGGTGTGGACATCTTCTAAGGTTGTAAAGGGAAAGTAGACTGGACACCTGCAATCCACACCTTAAATATCAATGTTCCGAAAGCAAATCATGAAGCAAATGATTAAAGACCTCATATTGTCAAAAATAGAGGCAGAAGGAGAAACCACTGGTTGCATCGCTACATATGCAATAGTCCGTCATGCCAGTGCAGTCATGTCCCTGAAGATATATTGGAATCGTAAAGCTATGGCTGGTTCCAAGACAATGCTACAGGTTGAACTTGACGACAACCCCGAAACAGGAAAGACTACAATCACGGTAATGGAGGAGATACTTACTGAAGCAAGAACCAAATCTCTCAAACAAAAATTAGAAGAGCAAAAAGCAAACATAAAAAAGAAGGAAACAACATGGAAGTAAACAATCAGCCTAGAGGTAAGGCAGAAGTAGTAAAGACAGCAACAGTATACAGAACGATGGATCACAATATGTTTGTGCCATTCAGAGGTCAGCCAGTAGATAGAGCTGAAAAGAACTACAAGGTACTTGAGTCATCAATTGTGGCACACCAAGGTAACATTGACCCCATTATTGTAAACAGCAATTTCGAGGTAATTGATGGTAACACCAGACTATATGCACTGAAGAAAAACAACTTGCCAGTACTATTCGAGATGAGAGCTGACAACGAAAACGGAATCAGTGATGAAGTCTACATGCAAGAGAAAAACACGTCTCAAAAACAGATGACTCAAATTGAAACTGTTGAGTCGTTAGCAAGAATGAATAGCAAAGAGTACAAAGATTTCAAAGATTTATTTGAATTCTATAAGGGACTAGAGCTTCCGTTCTCTCTTGCAATGCTTACCAAGTTGGAACCAAAGATCAGAAGCAGAAATGTAAAGTTGAGAGATATTCATGGTATCGACTATGCAAGACTGAAAAGAAAAATTCTTACCATCACGAAGGTCTACAAAGCATTCGGGAACCTTGATGCAAGACTTAGCCCATTGAACGCAGAGATGGACATAGTTATGAAGATTGGAAGAGTTGACGTTACAAGACTGATCACTAAAATCAAAAAGCACTCAGACATGGTATTCAAGAAGATGACTATCAACAAAATGACAGACAGAAGTACCACTAAACGATTCCTTGAAAAGGTATACAACTACGGAGAAACTGGTAAGGGTGGACACAAAGTTGACATCTATAAAGAGTATTCAGAATAGGAGCAAGCATGAGAATTGAAGATGAAATATTCGAGTACATAAATGCTCGTTCAGATAGAACATTGGATCCACACATGGTGAATACAATGATCTACTGGCTACTCAGCGTAGTAGTAAACAAGAAGAAGAGAACCCTAGTAATAGGTCACAACGACATGTTGCTGAACTACTATGGTCTTGTCTTCGCTAAATCAAACTCAGGTAAGTCATACATTCTAAACCTGCTACTAAAACTGTTTGACGACAAGAGCTACACAGCAATGTTGTCAGCACTGTTTGAGCAGAGAACTGCAGACCTACCGAATGGAGATCCAAGTGACACAGCATTACAGAGAAAATTTATTAAATCGTTTCCTCCTATTAAGAAGGATTCAACGACTCAGGCAATCCATAAAGCTGCGGAAGCTATTGGGACAGCCGCTCACACAAACGGAAGTTTCAATATCTACTCCGACGAATTCTTTGCAAATGCTAGTGAACCAATACTCGATATGCTGGTTGAAGGCCATGACGGGATTTACAAAGCACCAATGATCAAAGGTAAGAAGGATGAAGAGTTCCTGGAGTACAACGACATAGAAGGTTTAACTACCAATGTCCTGGGACTCTCATCTGTTGCTGCAATCATGAAGGATCAAAAACGTCTATCCACTTTCATCGGTGAGATGGAGAGAGCGTGGTTCAAGAGATCATTCGTATATTTCAATGATGCATTCAAGCCTAAAGCTAGAAAAGCAAATGAGATACACAACATAGAGCTAAGCACAGAGCTAAAGTATATGCTTGACATGTCAAGAGAAGCTGTAGATGAATGTATACCAGAGGTAACACTCAGTGAAGAAGTGCTGGTTCTGTTTAATGAGAAGAGAGAGGAGTACATCAATGGAACCAACTCATCGAGATTCTCAGGACTACTCGACATTTATAAAACTGCTAAGCTCGCAGGCATTCTTGCTACTGCCAATTTCAGAACAACAGTTGATAGCGAAGACTGGAATAGAGCGGTTCAGTTCGATACTGTCTCATTTAAGCACTCAGAAGAATTCTGCAGCCTTGAGCACCCACATATCAGAGTCTTTGCGGAAATTAGCAAGGGAGCACAGAATGAACATGAGCTTGTTGAGAATGGAATCATGCCTGGTGCCAAAAATAAACGTGCTGACATCCTCGAACTTGTCAACCAAATGGCCTATACGAAGAATAAACGATTCGTTGTGGCAGGAGATAAGATTCGGAAATTCAGTATAGTTGACCTTGAGATTAACAAGCTAGACAAGATGATCATATCTACTGCTGCAAAGATCTCAAACAAGCCTGAAGTTGAGATAGACTTCCGTTCACAGGAGGTTCCATTCTTTAGTGACGAAATGAGCGTTGAAGGGCTTTTAAGTTCTCAGGTACAGTCTTACTGTCTGAATCATTTTGAAGCTACTGACAGGGCTCCTAACGGTCATAGAAAGAAAGAGTATGTAATACCAGGACAGAATATGATTGCTTGGGACATTGATGAAGGAATGTCCGTCAAAGAGATGGAAGAATTACTGACTCCATATCAATATTTGCTGTACACCACAAAGTCACATAACAAGGACAAAAATGGTATAATATGTGATAGGTTTCGAGTCATAATACCAACCAAAACTACGTTCTACGTTAACCCGGAAGAACACAAGGGCTTATATGAAAACCTCGCAAGAGTACTTGGGATACCAAGCTATGATGTTGCAACACGTAACCAGGGGAGACTCTGGTTTGTTAATCCAGAGGGCGAGATCACACGGAAAGACCACGGTGATCTCCTTGATGTTAGATGCTGTATCCCAGAGACAGAAGTTTCAGAACATGTCTTACCAAACATTGAAGGTCTTGACCTCGACGAAGCAGATAGAAGACTCGCAGGAATGCAGAAGTATGTACTTATCAACGGTATCGCAGGGGCCAGAAACGACATGGTATTCAGACTTGCTAAATTTGCAAAAGAGATTGGCGTCGATGCCTCAATAGTCTACGAGACAAACGCAATGTTAATGGAACCACTACCTGAGTCAGAGGTAAGAACCATCATAAGGAACGTAAAATGAGAGTTCAACTAAAGAAACCAATAGAAGGAACACTTGCTCACTATGGAGAATTCACTGAATCATTCACCATGAGAGATGAAACTATACGTAAAATAAATGAGTATATATTTAAAAACTGTACTTGTGACGGAATGGGACCAATGGATGGACATAGTGATTCAGGAAACTTTGAAGGCTTATCAAAAGAAGACTTTCAGCATATTGTAGAAATAGCAAATGGAGAAACCAAATGAAAATAGATGAAGAGTATGAGTGTGATCACATTAAGGGCAAGACACTCAAAGTAGTCAGAATTCACAACAAGCACCTAGCAGTAGTCAAGGTGAATGATACGGAGCAGACATTATTGTTCTCTCAGTATCCACCAGATCCACCACACTTATGCCTAGCTCATGTAGGCAAAGAACAAACTCGAATGAGAAAAAAACAGAAGGAGTTACCACATGCAAGTAATTGAAATAGAAACTAGCATTGGTCAGGATTTAATGATCCAGGCCAAGGTAGAAGATGTCGAAGACATTGTAAACGCAAAGATCCGTGATGAACTTTCAAAGAAGATCACCAAAGCATTGGACGAAATGGCTTACGTAGACATGGAACACAATGAAGAATTGAACAGATTTGATATCAAAGCATCGTTGGTTCTGTGCTCCACCACAGATATGTCTTCATCCATCGCAATGATGGCTAAGATCATGCACGACAAACTATTAAGTGAAGACGATATCGGAGAGATATTAGAACCACTTATGGAATCCAAAGGAGGATTTTAATATGCAAAAATACCAAGAGAGAGTAATTAAAGAACTATACAAACTAGAGAAGAGAGCATGTAAACTACAAAGCTTTATCAACAGTGATGACTATCCATTCAGCAATGAATCTATAGATGACCAGCTACTTACAAGCCAGCTACACTCTATGTGGGTATATGCCTCAATCCTGAAGAGAAGAGTAGAAAGATTTGAAGCTGCTGTGGGACCAGAAACATCAGAGCCAGTATCCAGAACCACACCTAAAGATGAAGACCTATTTAAAAAAATCGGTGTAGTGAAAATTGAAGATGGTGACGTTGAGGCAGCAATCGAAAAAATATTCAACATTGTAAAGAAAAATGTACAGGAGAAAAAAGATGGAAAATCAACACAAGAAGATTAAGGGTTATCGTGACTTATCTCAAGAAGAGATAGACATGATGAACGAAATGAAAGAGCACGGAGAAGCACTAGCTAAAACCATTGACAAGTTATCTAGTATTGATGGTCTTGACCACAGATGGATCTCTATCGGAAAGACAGACCTACAAAAAGGTATCATGTCTGTTATTCGTGGAATTGCACAACCGGAGAGTTTCTAATGAGTCGTAACAAAAAAGTAGTACTTATTAACGGACCATCAGGTACGGGAAAAACTTACGCCATCAAGAACCTTATTAACACAGAAGGAGACAAAGTTGCCTACATTAACCTCGATGGTAAGACACGACTTGGTTTTAAAGGAAAGAGTAAGATTGCTAAGTTTATCACACCAGCAGATCCACTTGAAGTGAACCAGGGCATCAGAAGCATTGAGGAGGATCCTAACATAGAGTATGTTATCATCGACACTTTATCTTTCTATATGGACCAGATAGAGCAGAAGCATGTGATCTTCGAGCATGACTCTCAGGGAGCCTGGGGAAAGGTGTACGCAGCATCAGTTAAAGATCTGCTACACTTTGCTATGAATCAGTCTACTAAGTCGTGGATCTTTATGTCACACACACAAGAAGGGGAGGTGAAGAATTTTGTCACACCAACTAAATCATATGCCAAAGGGGCAGTCGGAAGACTTGGCGTCGAAGCATACTTTGATACAGTCCTGTATACCAACGTCTTTGATGACGATGAAGCAGAAGACGGTGTTGGGTATAGATTTCAAACAAGAAAGACTAAAGAATCTAGAGGACTTAGTGTTAAGTCACCAGAAGGAATGTTTGAAAACGTATATACCGCTAAAAACGACATTCTTGAAATCTTTCGAGCTATAGACGCTTACGACGAAGAAGATTAATAGCTGGCTTAGGTTAATACATGCGTTGGGGATTCTCGGCGGCCTTGTAAGCCCAGCAGTCACACTCCTTGTGACAATTTTGCAAAAAGTACAAGTAAAGTCAGTAATAAAACCGACTGCCTCCTGCTTAGAGGGAGAGCTCACTCTAGCTGGGTGGGTGTGGAACACCGGATCTTGGGCGAATTTTTATGCAAACAGTTTTTCAAGCTTGATAATAAACCTGTTACGAATGGAGTACCCTGGGTGAAACCATTTAAAAAAACACACCCGCCAAATGATGGTCGATAGTGTAGCAACGCACCGTATCGTTTAAAGATGCAAGAGCCGTGAAACTCGGATAAGGCCAGCCAAATACGCACTTATGCGATAAATAAGGAAGCTTCACTCTACGTGAAACTAATTTATTTTTTACCTCTAGGCAACTAGAGGTTTTTATGGGGTGTCATATGAAGACATACGGTGTGAAAACACTGGCAGGTGTGAGTCCTGCTCACCTCAAACCAAATAACGCACCTATGCGTAAAAAATAGGGTGAAAAGTTTATTATTTGACTTGTAGGAAAGACTACTGAACCCTAATGAACTCGGTGTCCATTAGGGGTTGTAGAGGTGTGGGCAAATTGGTAAAGCCATCTGGTTTTGGACCAGGGGTCTGTAGGTTCGAGCCCTACCACCTCTTCCACATTCGGAGCAGTGATTGAGTGGTTTAAAATGCCGGGTTGCTAACTCGGTGCTGCGTGAGTAGCCAGGGGTTCAAATCCCCTCTGCTCCTCCATGGGTGGTTAGCTCAGCCTGGTTAGAGCAGACGTTTAAGTAACATTATGTTATACTAACGTATGTAAACAAGGAGATGTAATGTCAACGAAGATAGAGTTAGAGTATCCATATAATGAAAAATGGAAATCTGGATATTTGAATATAAATTCAGATGGAAGAAGAACATTATCATTATACAATAGTCATACGGACAGAAGTTCAACACAATATGCAAGATATCTAATGTCAGTACATCTTGGAAGATTCTTAGAACCAACTGAACAAGTTGACCATAAAGATGAAGACAAAACAAATGACAATATTGGAAATCTACAAATCTTAACTATAGTAGAAAACAATATAAAGACACATAAACAACCAGACATAAATTTAACATGCCCTGTTTGTATGAAAGGTTTTAGTAGAACCAGGACACAAGTAGCATGGAAGATAAAAACAGGAAAGAAGATATGTTGTTCTCGTAAATGTGGCGGTAAATATTCGCATAAATAATGGGTGGTTGGCCAAGCGGTTTAAGGCACTAAGCTCATAACTTAGATATTCGATGGGTTCAAATCCCTCACCACCCACCAGAACCACAGCCATACGATTATGACAGTTGGTTCTAATAATAAAACACAAGGAGATCTAATGGCACAATCAGCATTAGACATGCTTGGCATCAGCCAAGAGACAGTAGCAGCAGTAGAGCCCGAAGAAGTATACGAAGGTGGAACGAGAGACGCAGGACTTTATAAAGTTGCTGTAGACCAAGCTTACATTCGTAAAACAGATTCAGGTGCAAATATGCTTGAAGTAGATTTCAAACTAGAAGATGGAACAGACTTCCACTACAGCACATGTGTACTCTCAGGAGACGCTAAAGGTAACAAGTCAACATACACGACAAAGCAAGGTAAAGAAAGAGCACTTCCTGGTGTTGAGTCTATGACTAAGTTTTTGACAACTATTGATGGCTTGAAAGCTTCTGCAGTAGAAGGTGACGTTGAACACTTTGGAACTAAGATCAAAGCATTATGCTTTACTGGTCTTCAGGGTAAGAAGCTACAGATTGGTGTGAACCAGTATGAAAACTTCTACAATGGTGAAACTTCTGTAAGAAATGACATCAAGTACTGGCTAGATGAAAAAGGTAAGAACTCTGCAGGAGAAGACTTGACTGAAAAAGTTGTTGACTCACTTGCTAAGTTCCCACTGAAGAAGCTCAAAGCTCAGGCTGGTACTCCAGCAGCTACAACTGGTGCTCCGGTTGCAGGATCAGAAGCAGCGGCTAAATCAGGCTGGTAGTCTATGGGGGAACACAAGATGAATTTTGTCTTCGTGCCCCCCTCCTTCGGTATTAAGAACCCACAACTAATTACTCTTAACAACGTAACCAAGTGGTGGAAGTTCGCAAAGACGAAGCTTAAGGCTGAATTTAAAAACGAACTATCGGAATGGAGTTTGCCTCCATGGGAAGACAACCCATATACTAAAGCCGAGATCGAATACACCATTCGACGAAAAGACGGTAAGAAGATAGACAGCGACAACCTTGCATTTCCATACAAGTGGCTTCAAGACCTAATGGTCGAGAACAACTACTTAGTTGACGATGACAAGATAAAGGTGGTTCTAAACCCCACACAGTTACATGTGGAGGGGAATGTCGAAACCTCTGTATGTGTAACTATTACATTATACGAAAGGTACGACATGACAATAGATGAACTTAAAAACAATGTTGCTCAACTAAACGAAGAGCTGCAAAACGTAGGTGGAAATCACGTTAAAGCAGCTTCAAGTAGAGTTAGAAAGATTCTTGGAGAGATTAAAAATGCTACGCCTCAATTGAGACGTGACTTGATTGAATTAGACAAGAAGAAGTAAACAATGGAAGATTTGCCAGATTTTTTTAAGGCTGTCTTGTTCACGGTGATAGCTGGTGGTTTATTTTTCACCATGCTATTTCTAGTGATGTATATTGTTCCAATGCTTGCTCTGATGATAGTAATCTTTATAGTCTATACGGCTATCAGAGAATCTGATAAGTAGTTATCCTTGAACCACCATAGGGTGGTTCTTGAATAGTTATCCCATGTAGAAGGCATCCAATATTGGTGGTGCACCAACTATTCCATATTCGCCAGTAAGCTTAGACACAAGGTTTGCATCAAGTATTGATGGAACATTCAGGTCTAGCATTGCTTCCAGAGTCATACCAGCCATTGCTGTTGCTGGCTTCTCTTTAGCTAAGTGTAGTATTACTCTTTGAATTCTCATCCAGAATGATGGGAACATCAATAGACCATAGTCAGAGATTACCTTTAATTCTTTAGGCATGTTCTGTTTATAGTCAATGAACGCATCTGTTACAGTAGCAATAGCATCTGCCTCAGAGACTCCAGTATCCATTAGGTGCTGTAGCAATATTCCTCTTGGAATGATGTCAGACATCTGAACCAGGTAAGAACCAAGTCCTACAGCCTGTGAACCAGGAATACCAGTGAAACCGAACGTCTCTTTGATCCATACAGCCTCATCTTCTTTTGAACGCTTGTTTATGTCTTTAGCCGACTTACCAAGTTGTTTACTTATCTTCTGTAGGTATTTGACATTTTCAGTCTTTTCGCTTGCAAATTTCAAGATACCATCTAGTCCAATACCATTTTCAACAGCCTTGTCTAAAAGCTGACCGAATCCATTCTTGGTATCTCCATCTGCGTTTCTAGTGACATTGTGTATCAAATCTGTTATCTCTTGCTCAAGACCGGAAACAACCGATTGGTCTCTAATCATAAGTTCTATGTTTATTGACTGCATCAATCCATTCTTTACCATAAGCATCTGAGGGTGTGCATCTATCTTCTTTTTAAGAAGTGCTTCTTTTGTCTTGTTACCATGTATCTTAGCTTTTATATGATCAACTCTAAGAGTCTCAAGCTCAGTTACACCTGCAGCAATGTCTTTACCATAACTTCCTATTTTGCCTAGTGGTACATCGTAACCTAGTAGCAATAGTGAGTTAGATATAGCATCTGCAGCTATCTTAGATGGGTTGACGATAACCATCTTGATCTTAGCCATCTTCACAAGTTGACGAACCACATACGCTACCTTACGCAACTTAGGGTTATTCTCGAAGATAACCGGATCTTTATATCCCATTAGCCATGGACTTACGTCTTTACGAACCATGTCTACGTTTGTATTGAATCCATTTACGCTTGAAGCTCTTTCGACCTTCATGTAGTGCTTAGCTACGTTAGGAAATAGGAACTTACCATCAGAGTTTTTAGTAACGATGTCAGCAACAGAGACCTTTTCTCCAGACTTTCCGTCCGGTAATTTGATCATCCACTTAACATCCTCTATGTCCATTTCGCCAAGCTCTTTATCAAATGCTTTCAACTCAGCCTGTGTATTTATCTTCTTTGTGAACTCTTTGGTTATGAGTAAGTCTCTTGACTTCTGAGTTGCTTTGATCTCATGCACTCTAGCATACGATCTGTATAGAGCATCTGCAGGGTGTGCTACGAGACCAAGCTTCTTCTTCTCAACATTAGTAAGAACCAACTTCTGTCTTTCATCAACTTTATTGATTCCAATATCAGTTGTTAAGAATCCTCTCATGTTCTTTTTCTGAGAATCTTTACCTACAAGAATATCTGCATTTCTATGATCAACAGTGGTTCCAGCACCCTCCTGGAATGTTTGATCTGAGATAGGTCTGTACATTATTCCATAAGTCTTATTCCCTGGTTTACGAAGAACCATCCAACCGTCTTCTGTGCTGTATTTTCCTGCATTGAATTCATTTTCATTTACAGCCTTGTGATCGTATACTTTAGTAAATACATCATCGACAAGGTTTTCTCTGTATCTCTCGTTGTCTTTAGAGTTAGCAAACAATTCATTGTGAGCTGTCTTGAGACCAAGAGAAGCATCCATTAATCTGATTGCTAACTCAGGCTTAGAGTCGAGCAATGAAAGCGTGCTTTCAAAGTTTGGAACCATCTGTATTGAGTACAGAGCCAAGAGTCTTCGTGCACTCTCTTGAGAACTATTTGTAGATATTGCCGTCTTAATGTTGTAATCGTCACCATACTCTGGGGTATAGTTTTCGCCAACAAGCATATCAGCCATGTGTTTGATCTTGGTTCTCTCGTTAGGTGAAAGATCTTCTTCATACTTTTTGATAAGGTCTTTGACATTCTTGGTTCCGTTGATGAGATCTCTGTATTCATTGTTCTCATTTATTAAGTGGAACATAGGAGCCTGAGCAACTACACTGTATATGCCTTGAGTCTCATCTTTAGATAAGCCTTCCATCATGTCTTTCATTTCAGCAATCATTGTACTGGTCATGGTTCCTCTGGCAGCCTTTGCCTCATAGTCTGCAGCAAGAAGCTGTTGCATGGTTACTCTGTCTCCAACTCTCTCAGGGAAAATGTATCCCTTCATAGCAGCTACAAATGGATCTGAATCCCAGTAGTTAACTACACCCTCTCTGTGCTGTGCATAGACAGGAAGGTTTTCTGATAAGAATCTGTCTGATGCCTCGAAGCCCTTACCTATGAATGAAGTAGATTTTGAATTGTTAGCAAGGTTTCCGATTAGGGAACCAGCATATGTATCCATTTGCTTTGCTTTGTTCGAGAGTAGGTTGTTACTCTTCTCTAGACCCTTAGCAAGCATGGATGCTGGTGCTGCAAGAATAGCCATAGCTCCAGTCTCATCAGTCTCTTTTGCAGGCTCATACTTCTTGTATGTCATCTGTTCATCGAACTTCTTACGAGCATCACTATTCTCATAGTCCTTTTTACCTTTCTTGGCAGCAAGGTGATAGACTGCTGCAGAAGCCAGAGAAGCGAACAACATTTCAAATGTATCTGTTGTTTTGTTTCCATCTTCGTCAGTAAGATAACCGTCCTTCGTAAGCTTGCCCTCCTGAATGAGTTGTTCTTTGAAGAATTCTTTTCTTCCTTTGGCAGCCTCATCGGGGTTGTTTGTGTTCATGTCAGCACCAGCCTGGAGAACAGAAGTGATCGCACTTACTAATTCATCAGGGTTTATCATTCCGTGCTTGATCATAAAGTCTTTTGCAAGCTTTACAATTCTCTTCGCAGCCATAACGATAGCATTGGCGTTAGGACCACCTCTTGCATTGATCTTGTTCATCTCTTTGATGAAACGCTGCTGTACTTGCTTCTCAGAACCAAGAACAGCTACCATCTCTGCAGCATTGGTTACTGCGTCTGGATGCTCAAGCATGTTGTTGATTCTGTCATACAAGAACCCATCTTTAGGTACTGAAGCTAAAAGTGCTTCTCCATAGTGTGGGAGGTTCTTGGCAGCTTCATTGATCAACTTAACATTGGCATTGTCTTTGTTGGCTCCCATGAAAGACATAGCATCTCTGTGACCTATCTCGTGCTCCATAGCAAAGACACCCCATGCAGTATCCAGGGCATCTATGTTAGGAACAGATATGACGTCATCAAGAAGATTATATGCAAACTCACTGTCTGGAGTGATGATACCTTTCAGACCTTTTCCTGCAGCAACAGATGCATTCAGAAAGTTGTCAATAATATCAGACTCTTTTCTCCAGTGTTTGATCCCGGCTCTAACTCTGTCATTATAGTTTTGAAGTCTAGTTTTTTGCTCCGCAGCAGTCTCTACTACTGTACCGTCAGCCCTATCTTCTGCATCTATTTGCTCATTTACCAGCTTGTTATAGAAGTCAACGTAAAGTTTCTCATCTGCCGCTCCCTCTATATGGAGCTCTCCATCCTTACCAATGAATCCGAACTCACCATTGTAGTCAGATGGTTTCTTGGTTGCTTCCGGTTTCTTGTTTTTTTCAACAAGAAGATTGTAATGTTCTAGTCTATTGGTAGCCTTATCCAATAATTCCTTCTCTTCTTGGAACTCCTTACTAGAGGGGCCTTCTCTGCCAGAAGCTTCTTGGTTCTGCTTGTTCTCTTTGACCAAGGCTTCATATTGACTCTTGAGGTCTTGATATTCCTTATAAGCTTTGGCCTCCGGCTCTGGTTTAGTTTCTACCGTTTTTTCTGCCTTCTGGGACTTCTTTTTAAGATTCTCCATAACTTTGGAGCCATCTGCTCCATTACCCTTGATTGTTGGCTTATCAGCATCAAGATCTTTAAATCCAAAGATCTTATCAGAGTCGTATGCAAGCTTGAAGTCTTTCTTTGATTCAAGACTGTTCTTTGCTTCGGTCTTCATTGCTTCAAGAGCTTTTGCCCCAAGACCCTCAGTGTTACCAGGAGTATTTACAAGTACTTCATATGATTTAACCATCTGGTCGAACATATCATAGTTCTGGACGGCATACTCAACCTGCTCTCGATATACACCTTCAAAAATAGTGTTATAAACCGGGTTTCCGTTTGATGCATCGTGAATTGAAATAGATGCCATCTTTCTTGTTTGGATCAATTGCTTGAATTCAAAAGTCTCATCTGCCGTCTTCGTCGGCTTAGCTTCGATCTCACGTAGACGTTCGTCTATTCTCTTCATTGTCTCTCTGTGAGAGTTAAACATAATGGCACTGTCCATTGAGTGAATAACACTTACTAATGATGTGAGTTGGTTCATTGTATTCTGCATGACAACTGTCTTACCATCCTCAGACAAGACTTGGTTCATAGACATAATTGTCATTCCAAACTTATCAAGAAGTTGCTTATGTGTCTTACCTTTGAAGTCTTTATGCTCAGGGTTACTTGCCATGTCTAGAACCACTTGTGCTGGGAGCACTCTTAACTCTAGTCCTGGATTTGCCTTGAATATGTTTTCCATTGATGAATAAATGTTTTTGATTTTGCTGTGGAACTTTTCCATTGATCCACTGATTAGAACCTCTCCTATCAACTCTTTAGAGTACACACCTGCAGTATCAGCTAATCGCTTCTCTACACGCTTACGTGCACCCTCTAGCTTATACAGTTGAAGTCCAGTTAGGTTTTTACCTTCAATGTGGTTCTTGTAGAACTTCAGATCAGAATCTTTGATAAGACCCTTGACAAACTCAAGGCTATCCATGTCCTTCTTTGTGGAATGTTTAACTGGAGCTTTGTCTTTTTTTAAGTCTGCAAATATTCTATCTGCATACTCTATTGCAGACTGTGATACAACAGTGTTATCACCAGCAAGATATGACGTAATCATAGTCGTAGGCTTAACAATATCTCTCATCGTCTTAAAGAACCCATACTCATGCATGTCATTAATGATTCCGTTTGCTACGGCATCAGCATCACTAAGATCTTCGCTGTTCACGGTGTCTTCTTTCATACGCTCTTCAAGGAAAGAATAAACATCTTTATATTTACCTTTACCCTCTTTGAGTAATCCAAGTAGACCAAGCTTATCCTTAGCACCCTCCATGTTGTTGAGCCCCATCATCTGAAGCAATTGAAGTACAATACCAGAACCAGTTGCATCTGGCTTCGTAACAAAAGTAGTATTTATTACTCCATCTTTTGATCTACGTACATCAGATATACCGTTAAGAACAGACAGTTTTTGCCACACAGAACCACCCATCTTTGGTACTGATTCTGGGGTTAGGTTTCCGCTTGAGTCCTTCTTGTTTATCTTTCCAACAGCAAGTATTCTAAGGAAATCCTTCTGAAGGTTGTATGTAGCTTTATCTGATCTTCCATCTGTATCTATGAACGCCTTGTCATACTTTCTAAGTAGGAGTTCAAACACTGGATCATTCTCTTTCCCGGTAATTCTGTCAATAGCATTTACATCACCATCAAAGCCAGCATCGTCTTCTATACCACGAAGTAAATGGTTGTATTGTTTACCAGAATTCTTTAGTTGAATAGAACCACCTGTCGTTGCAAATCTAGAGAAGAATTTATCAACTTGTCCGTTAAGCATGGTTTCCATGAAACCTACTCTACCTGTTCTGTACATCTCATGTGTATAAAACAATGGCTTAGGAGTACCGTCTTCTTCAAAGAATTGATCAGCCATCTCTATCATAGTTTGCAGTGAGTTTGTCTTAGACAATGATTGTCCCACAGCCTTTTCCATATCGTCGGCTGAAGCCTCCTTGTCTCTTTCTCCAAAAATCTCATTTAGAATATCAACGTCATCTCTTGTAGATAATCCAAATTCTGATGCAAGTATTGAGTGGAAGTCTGCAGAAGATGACTCAGCACCCTCTAGATCCATAAGCTCTTTTACTCTCTTATTCATCCCAAGGAATAGCTTTGCAAGCTTTGGTTGAACCACTGTCTCTCTTGATTGCATCTCTGACAACGTATCTTCAGTAAGACCAGTCATGTTGATACCCTTGGTTCTAGGTTTAGCAACAGCAGTAGAGTCAGGAAGCATAAGGTTAGTAGGAATTGACATTCTGCCAACGTATTTTTGTGTAGAATCTACTGAAGCAAGAAGGTCAAGATAGCCATGACCGTATTGGTTCTCTAGCTCTATTGATTTTCCTTCATCAAGCATGTAGCTCATTGAGTCAATAACATCATCTTTTGTCTTGAATTGTGGAGGGATCTTGTCTTTAACGAATTTGTCTAGATTCAATCTAACAACTTCCTGATCCTTGATGATACTTCCACGCTGATATTGTTCTGTTGGGTTCTTCATGTACTTATTGTTAAGTATGAAGCCACCGTCATCTACTGTTATTAGACCAGTATTGTCCTGCACCTCTTTCATGGCAGCTCTACCTATGTCTGCATAGACTTTATTGGTATAGTATCCGTCACCCTCTATTCTGAACCCCATTGCAAAAGCAATATCCCTACCCATAGCAGTAGCCATACCAGCAGTGGATACGTTTCTAGAACCTTTTGTGAACAATTTCTCTGCATTTTCATCACTAATTTTCAGATTCTTCTGAACATCTGCTTCAGATTTCATTGCACCCATGATATGCTTCATTGCTATACCACGGATCTGCATACGTTCTCCAGCAGCATTCTTTTGCTCTGGTGTCATGTTATCTTTTACGAGATCATCAATTAAAGGATTGTCCTTCAAGTGAAGACCAATCGAGCCAATAAGCTTTCGCATGACATTGTTGTTCTTTATTACATCCTTTATTCTCTTGAAGGCAGGAGCATCATCCTTATCCTTCTTTCCAGTAAGTAAATCGAAATACATTCTGCTTGTTATAGCGTGAGTATCAAACTTATAAGGCTTCTTCCCGGAATCTTTTGTTGCTTCCTTAGTGTGCTTTTTTACAAGTTTGATCTGCAATAGATCATTTAGTCCCGCTACCTCTATACAATTTGCCATATTAAGCCTTTCTATTTACATATATTGAGAATTTCACGTTGAGCATCAGTAAGACTGTCAACAAAATCCTTCACATTGGTCTCTTTAACACCTTCAAAATATTCATCCATTTTACCATATTCATTATTAGCTTCCATGTCTGCTTGAGTAAAGTGATATTTCTTTTTCACTAACTGTGCCTCTTTGTTGAGTAGCACATTCATTTTCTTATCTATCTTCTCTTTGCGTTCATTCTGGTCATCAGTATAATCTTCAGGTGCAATATTCTCTACCTCATCAACAAAGTCTTGGTTCTCTTTCTCAAGGTCATCGTATTGACGTTCAAGATCTTTTGATTCAGCCTCAACATCATCCTCTGTTATGATGTTTTTCTTTTTGTTTTCCATCTCAAGATCAGAGAGATCATTTTTCTCTTGGTACTCTTTCTCCTGCTTGGCCTCTTCAGCCAGTGTCTCTGGAGTTGGGTCTTGAGCATTCTTGCCTATCTTGGCAAGTCTCTTCTCGTACTTTGCCTTCTGCTCCGGAGTTATGAACCCCTGGCTCTCTGCAGAGTCAAGTAACTCTTGAGTCCCGGTTACATCTCTCTTGTCAGTGATTTCTTTCTTAAATAGAGACTTATTGATTTCATGCAGAACAGTTTGCTTATCATTAGAGAATGCACCTAGATTCTGGGTTCTGTCTGTTGACTTGCTGTCCAATCCTGTTCTCTTCTTTGAATCAACTCTTTTCTTTTGAACTTTGACCAGTTGTCTCTTTATTTTTCCAAGTCTTCTCTTCTCTGAAGATGATATGTTTTTATTCTCAAGTCTTGCATCAACTTGTCCCACAGCATTACTTATTGCTTCATCTGAATATCTATTTACTGCTTGAACACCTTTACTCTTACCAGTAACAGTTTCATACATGCCCTGAAGGAACTCTTTGGTAGCACCAGCGTCTTTTCCAATCGTATCTATATCAATGGTAGTGTTGAGTGTTTTACCACGGTTAGAGAGCCCCTTATTGAAGTTGCTCTCTGTCTTCTTTATCTTCTCCAAATCAGCTTGTCTGTCTTTTATACTTAGATCAGAAGATGCTACTAAATTTTCTTTTATAGAATCGAATCTAGAATCAAGAATTTTCTTCGACTGTCGCTTTGATGCTGTGTCTGTACCGAACTGCTGAGAGTTACTTTGTGCCATTGCCTCTATTGTCTGGACATCAAGTCCATCAAGTTGAGTACGAATCTCTGCATCAGTCTTCCCTGCTACATCTATGCCACGAGTACTGAAAGCAGCCTGTGCTTTTGCCTCACCCATGCTTTCTATAATATTGCGAATACCAGTAGCCATTGAGTCTTTGTGCTCTGGAGAACCAACACCTACTTCTTTAAGTGATGCATCCTCCATAGTTTCAGCGTATTTTCTGACTTCATCATTAGATGATGCCTTCATTTCATCGAAGTTTGTTGCTTCTCCAATTGCTGTTTTCACATTCTCTGATTTCTTTATTGCAGATTCAGAACTACTCTTGTTTACCTCAAAGTTTGCCTTGATAAACTCAGCATCTTCGTCAGTAGTGTATTCTCCTGCTGCAGTCTGTACATTGTTTTCCATTCTGTTTTTATTAGCAGTGTACGCAGCACCCGCACCTTTGAGTGCACCTTTTGGACCTTCTGCCATGATGTTGGCTCCAACACCCATACCAGCACCAGCACCGAATCCTGTAATCGCACCAATGAATGCTTCTTCACTAAATGCTGCTTTCTTTAACATCTCTTCTGTAGACATTCCAGCTTGCTTCATAGTAAAGAAGTCCTGCTGAACACCATCAACGTATTCCTGAGCACCCTCCATACCAGCAGAACCCATAGCTTTCACCATACCTCCTGCAATATTACCCTCGACCTTTTTAGCCAATGGGGCCAATGCCTTTTTTGCAGGACCAGCTATTCCTTTTAAGAATAATTTCTCTAAAAGAAGTGCAACACCGTTGGACACAATAGAACCAGCTTCATGTGCTCCATCTGGAGCTTTGCCGTTGTTCTTAATGAACTCTTCTCTATCATTATTTACCCTGTTGGCTACTGCAGTCGCAATACCTACTGGACCAAACATGATTGAGACCATCTCACCTGCAGACTCCGCAAAGATCTCCGGAGCATTCATACCTATGGTAGCTATTCCACTCACTATGTTAGAGAATGAAGGATCATCCATTATCTTCTTAGCTGCAGCTTGAGTTTCTCTCTGTTGACGTTCCTGCATTGACTTGCTTACTCCGAACTCTTTGTTCGTAAGTTCGACATCTTTATAGGCATCAATTCCCTTATCTAGTCCCCAGAGTTTAACATTCTTGTATCCCTCTTCGTCTCCGATAACTCTACCGAAGGCTGTGGCTGCTGCATCAGCAAGTCCAGCACCTTGTCTGGCCAATGATGCTTGAGTTAAGTCTGCGAGTTGTCCTAGGTATGATGTACCTGTTCCACCACCATTAAGTAGGTATTCGTCATCAGCACTAAGTTTTGCTGCACCACCACCAGTAACATTGTTCCCGGCTTTCATTTGTGCAAGGAAATCTTTAGCAGATACTCCCTGGACAGTACCCTCGACACCTTTACCTATATCTTGATTGAATAAAGGAGTTTCATTCTGTCTAGTGTACTCAGAAGTACCACCACCATATATGGCTCGTTTATCTAAGGCATTCTGGGAACCATCATCATGTGATACTCTTGCTTGGTTCACATACTTGTTTCCCTGGCGTAACTCTTCATAACCCTTGGCCATGTTGACTGGTAATTCCCAGTTCATGTCAGGGTTGGTTGTATCTATGCCACCAGGGCCAGCTTCCCATCCGTATTTGTTTACAGAGTCTTCATTGTATCTTGGAGCGATACCATATCTTGAATATCCGAGTTTGTTAACATCTTCTCCGTTATCCTGTGCTCTTGCACCATTGGCATATACGAATCCTGTCTCACCCTCAAAACCTATTCTCTCTCCATTTTGACCTAGCTGGTATTTTTCTCCAGTAGCTTCATCTCTGTATACTCTGCTATTGTGTATCTCTGATGTTAATTCTTGGAATTGTTGACCGTTGAGATCATTGAATTTCTTGTTGTGGTTCTGGACAGGTCCTTCTGGAGTCATTGTGTATCCATCTGAACCAGAGATATAGTCTTCTCTTACTCTAGGTGAACCATCTCTACCAGTTGTAGCATCTGCAGAAGCAGGATTCCCATAGTCAAGATTTGCACTCTTATCGAATGCAGCTTTTTCTACGTTCATAGCTTTCATGAGAGAAAGAGAGTTTACAGATCTACCATCCTCATTCGCTCTTCTCATTGTGTTTAGGAATTCAGTAGTATCCATAATAACCCTTTATTTTTTAAAGTAACCCTTACTTTTTAAGTAATCTATAAACGCATCTTTGTTGAATACAATCTCATCACTAGGAAGATAACCAGACAAGAACCCACCTTCTCCTACAGCAAGTGCTGCAGCAGCTTTAATGTCTTTTGTTTTAACACCCTTGGCTTTTGCAACGTCCAATGCACGGTTAGCATCTGCCATGTTTCCTGCATCTGCTGTACCTTCTGTTTCATCATCATAGTTGGTAAACATACCTAACTTCTTCAAAATAGACTGATTGTCACTAGAACCCTTACCTTTTTGGCCAGGAAGAAGACCTAACTCTTTCTTCTTGATGAGTTGGTTCATATCGAGTTGATCTTTAAGTACAAGCTTCTGGAATTCGCCCATTGGAGCTGGTTTACTCTTCTCAAACTCAAGTTTGTCTTTAGCAGCTTGAATCTGAGCACTTCTGTATGCTTCTTGAGACTCAAGGTTGGAAAGATATCCACCTGTTTTTAGAGTATCAAGTCCAAAGCGTCTATCATCATTCTCTGACTGTTGATCAAACTTAACAATATTCATTCTTGCTTTCTCTAATGCTTCAGGATTGTGGCGACCCACTTCCTTCATGTCAGCATCAGTAACCTCTTTGCCTTCTTTCATCATATTGAGAAGAGTCTCTGTATTCATTTCACGAATATTCTTCTCATGGTTGTTTGCTGCACCTTGGAGGTTCTTCATAGCATCTCTAAAAAGACCAACTCCAAGTGCTCTTGTGGCATCCCCGGAACCAGTTCCAGGATTACCTACGTTAAAATTTACACTATCATAAACTGCCATGATTAACTCCTTAACCTATTTTTTCTGATGTTGTTTGTGCCGTACCAGTATCATCAGTTGATTGAGTCTTAGGCTTTCTCTTAGCTCTTGCGGCTCTAGCTGCAGACTCTCTTCCTGCTGTCGCATCTGTTGCATTAGCTGGGTTTGTAGGTTCAGAAGCTCCACTCATTGGTGGTCTTGTGAATGCACTTGAATTCATCATTGATTGAGCTGCTTCAGGACTAAATGGTGCTCCACCAGTAGCTTGATTCATCATATCAGCATTTTGCTGTGTTGGTCCTACGAATCCTGAGTTGTTGAAAGAACCTGCAGGTGCTTGTGAACTTGAACCAGGATAAGGTGTAGTTTGATTCTCACCTGTATCATAGTGCTCTCCAAGCTTTCTACGGTCTGCTTCAGACATTCCTTCATCAAGATACATTCCTGCTCTACGGTTGTTAAGCTTTCTGTAGTATTGGTCTTGCATCATTGCAAAACGCTTTTCCCAAGATTCTTTTTGGAAGTCAAATTGTTCTTGAGCTTGATCCAGTTGCTTGTTACCCATGTACCATGATGCTGCAGTGTTAGCTACACCAGCAAGTGTTCCAAAGTCCATACCTTTGATTCCAAGCAGACCAGCACTGTCACCACCAGGTTTAACATCTGGCTTTGGCTTTGCACTTAGCACAGAGTTGGACTCCACTGCTGCAACAGGATTAATGTTTGAACCTAGTTTGCTGTAAGGATTACCTGCAGAACTATTTATCCCACCAGTAAAACCACTATATTGTTGGTTCGCTGGTGCTGCATTGGCATTCTGATTTCCAGACCAGGCGTTTGTTACGCCACCAGCACTGAAATCCATAACATTCTGAGATTGGCCCCAGTCTCCGTTTTTCATCCATCCATTGTAGTACATATTTCCGCTCATTATTTGTCCTTTTTCTGTCTATGCTATTGTGTTATTATATCTATTTTTTTGCAGGAGCAGGTAAATCTACCTCTGTTCCCGTCAGCGTGCTTTCTATCGAAGGTAGATCAGAGTTAAGTGTTCTTTTCTCCCAATCTTCCGGTGCTTCTACAGGAGTAAGTCCTGAAAGATACAATATGAAGTCTCTATTGAAATCATCCATTCCAACTTCTTTTTGCATTTCATCGAACTTCTTCTTCTGCTTATTGAATTTTTCTTGCCATGCTTCTATCTCTAGTTGTAAGGCTTCCATATCCATTGCTATCTTGGTCTGTAGTGCTATTCCTGCAGCTTCAACGAACATAGCTGGAGACATAGCAAATGTTCCTGTGTTTAAGTATCCACCATAAAACATTGCAACTACCATAATTATTGCTCTCAATATTGGGTTGTCAACAAATGACAATAATATTTGTGTCACAGCCATTACTGCAAGCATTTTGAGTACAGCAACAACTGATTGTCCCCCAGTAAAGTACGCAAGAACCATTGCTATGATTATCATAACAACCTTGAACCACCCTTTCTGATACCATTTAACTTCTTCCATTTGTATTGCGGAGACTCGAACGATCATCGTTTCACGCATAAGTCTTTCACGCTTGAATACTTTAACCTTATGGAAGGCTTCATATGAAATAGGATACATAAGTACATCTGAATAAGGTTTCTTTGGGTCTGTTCCGTTGATTCCCTTGAGTCCACCACGAAGAACAACATTACCAGATTTCCCATGTTTTCCGTCGCGGATTACATCAATCTTGTGGTTCGCCACAGGCTTGTACAGTCTCATCTCTAAGTATCTTGGTCTATTGCTTGCATCCGGTTTGTCTTGTATTCTGAGCTCTATCATTCCTGAACCACCGAAACTTATCCATGCTCCAATTCCACCACCACCACCTGATCCTCCAGATAGAGAAGTAGCTGGTTTACGTGTGTCTGGAAAAGAATTATCACGAGGAGGACCATCGTCCCACCCCTTCATTCCGACTTCATCAACTTCAAACCACGTTGAACCTATCTTTGGTGGTTTAAGTCCAGCAGGATATCGAATTACATTTGCAATACCATATCTTCTACACATAGACCATTCTTGAAAGCTATATTGAACATCAAATGATCCTTGTTTGATTTCCATGTTGTATGGCTCTACTTTTTTCTGCATTGAAGGTATGTTTATTCCTGCAGCATTCTTCTTTCCAACTGCAACTTCTGATCTATTCATGTGCTTTAGTATTGGAGCTAACGTGTAATACAGTGCTGCAACATTGGATTCATCTAGTGTTTTTGCCGTAGCAAAGAACCCAAAGTGTGCATCTGATACATTCTTTATGCTTTTTGCAGACTCATTCTTGTCTTTAACCATTGAGTTATAGTAACCCTTCTCGGTTGAGTAATCAGCACAAAACTTTTTCTGATCTGCTGTAACGCGACCATTTGACTTCTTACAAGTCTTCATCATGCTGTGATAGTGTTTACCGTAGTCTTTGTGCCAGTCAGGAGAACCATATGGAGGGATACCAACTTCTTTGCTCAGGAAGTCATAATACTTCTTTTCGGATGCATATTTCTGTTGAAGTCTAGGAGTTTTTCTCCATTGGTTCCCATATCCTTGTCTCCACTCTTGTCCATTAAACCTAGGAATGAATGCAAATACACCACGAGAAAGCTCTTCAAATTCAATACCAAGTCTCTTTAGTGTCTTTTGTCTACGAACATATCTGATGTCTCCCCAAGGCAATGTCTCATATGGTCTTTCTCCATTCCAGTTGTCTTGCAAAGATATGATAGGTAAAACATGCACAGACATACTTTTACCCACACCAGAGAAGCTAGGATGATTTGTATAAAAGAAATACACACTAGAACCGGAGTGTGCCTTACAAAAGTATCCATCTATTGGTTTGATTCCTATTCCAGGTATGTAGACTGGTCCACTTTCTATACTTATTTTTGTATCATATTCAGATCCGTCACACATTATGAATATAAGTGTCTCTGTCTGAAACCCAGGTACAACCAGTGGTCTTGGCTTTTGCTTTAGAATACTTTGCTCCGCACCATTTATAGTAATCTTTGCTGTACAGTTTTTACCATTTGATGTGTGAGCTATCTCATGAAGGTGGTTCGAGACTCCGAGAGCACCGTATGCTCTCTCTATTGGTGGCACTACACCAGTTATTTCGCCAGAAATGGAGTCAACTGGAACCCCAAGAGTCGAAGATATACTAGCAGTCTTTGCTGCTAATGTTGCCGTAGCTTTGAATGATAGTGTTGTTTTGAATTGATACTTCTCACCTTTTTTCAGATATCCACGCATATGTGCAGATATCCCTTCCAGGGCATCATATCTTATGTTGTCAGCTACAGACTCACCAGTTTTTGCATTTTGCATAACCAGCTCTCCAAAGAAGGTATCTTTGTAGTGCCTCTGTGGCATCAGTTGTGTGTTACTGATACTACCATGAGGCTTGTAGTCTGAGCTAAATAGTCCCACTATATTCCTCCAGCTAAGCTTTTGATTGAGTTGTTCATTTTAGTTAATGATGCACCTTTCATTTCTGATAGTGCCCATGTAGCTGTGTTCGGCTCTTCGACTGCGTTTACAGCCCAAGCATCGTATATAGTTTTCGCTGCATCAATAGTAGTTTTGTTCTTGAATGATCCGATTTGCTGATCATATAACTTAGCTTGCATAATTTGAACCTGTCTCTGAGCACGTTTAAGTGTACGCTCAACAGCACCATTCTCTTTAAGCTCTGCAACCTGTTGACATACTAGGTCTGCATCATGCATCATCTTCTCTGCCTGAGCCTCTTTAAGAGCTGCCTCGTAGCCTGCTTGCATGTATTGAATACCGAACATCTTAGCTGATATCTCAGCCTGTACAATACCAAGAACGAACTTGTTAGCCTCAACCATCATGAGTTGTGTCATGGCAATATATGCTGCAGTGTAGTCTGCCCCTTTGATTCTACCTTTTTTATATTGGTCTTCTAGGTGTGCTTTACCTGCTCTCATGTAAATATCGAATGCACCAGTACCATTAAGAGTCTCAGTGGTTACTTCTTTGGGGCCAGGAATATCTATCTTTGGTGTGTGAGCTGGTGGTTTTGGAATCGTTACTGTGTGGGAACAGGTGGGGTTTTGTTTTGTCTCAGTGAAACTACAATCAATCTTGCAAGTTGCCATATGTTAATCCTTTGAATTATATATTAGAACCACCCTTAGAGTGGTTCTGTATAGAATTAGTCGATAGATTGTCTAGCAGCTTGTTCTGCAGCCAACTCGCTCAATTCATCCTCTGTTAGGTCAGGAAGGATTTCAACTGAGTGTGCCTTGATTGTTTTTGCAACCTGGACATACTTTCCGTCTCTACCCTTCTTGTTGATGAAGATTGTACACTCTCTGTCTTTCAACATGTTAAGTATGATTTGTGGAACGTGATAACCCTCATCAAGGTTATATGGAATATATTTCTTCACGTCACCAACAACATCATTACTCACAGTGAGAATCTCACCTTCCCAGTTCTGCTTAGATGGATCTTTACATGTAACGATCACACGCTTAAGAGCCATAGCATCTCTTCTAGCCTTTAACTTAGCCTGTCCAATAGTCAGCTTGCCTGCAGCAGTATCTCCTGCTTTTTGAGCCATATTAAGCTCTACATTCGCAACGATCTTCTTCTTCTCTGCTTCAAGCTTCTCAGCGAACTCTGCCTCTAGTTGTGCACGGATAGTAGCCTCAGTTGGAGCAACTGCTTGTGGTGCAACCTCTCCACCAGCTTCTACAAATGCTTCCTCTGAAGCTTTCTCTTCCTTAGCAGCAACTACTGCTTTCTGTATGTTCTCTGTTTTCGCATTGTTAGCAAAACTAAGTCCCAGGGCTTTCGCCTCTTCAAGTAACTCTTTACGTTCTGTCATTCTATTTCCTTTTAGGTAAGTTTGGTTTTAGGCATATAGCCACAAGAACCACCCCGAAGAGTGGTTCAAGTCGTTATACGATTTCGTAAACTGGTTTGTAAACGTCGTTTACCCAACCATACGCTCCACCGTTCATAGGATCGTCGTTGTCGTTCTTTCCATCGTCTGCAGTCTTGTCGCCTTTTGCTCCGTCGTCAGTCTTCACGTCATCCCATTTAGGGTTCTGCTCGATAACTACTTCACGCTTAGCTTCTACTGCTGCTTTGAATGCTTTCTCATGCTTAGCTGGGATAACAGTCTCTAGAACTGCTGCATCAACTGTGCCTTTTGGTGAAATATCAAATGCATATCTGATGTCTCTACCCTCTACTTCTACAAGTACGAAGTCATGATCTACTCCACCCTTATTAAGTGCTCTAATTTTAACTTTTACGTTACCTACTGGTTGTGCTTTTGGAGAAGTTGTACCTTTTCCTGTTACTGCTGCTGCCATTGTAAATCCTTTTACTTTTTAAGTTGTGGTTGTGCTGAAGAAATATCTTCTAGCTCACCTAGTTGTGCTATGAAACCGTCAGTTGCAAGTTTTTTCATGTCTGCAGTTACAGCTTTAGCTACGCCTTTTTTTGTAACACTCACAAATTGATACTTCTTCGCCGACTTGTCATAGAAGAATAATACCATGCTTGCATCAAGCGTACCATTAAATACAAAAGTTTCTTTACCTTTTGCACCTAGAGTAGCCATAACCTCAATGAAGGTTAGGTTGCTTGGTGAAGTAAGTGTGTCAGCAATCATATTGCCATCGTTCTTGATACTCATTGTATCTCCTTTATGTTTTGTGCCCGACACGAATGTCGGTCACAAAGTGGTTACACTTCTGCAACTACTTTGTAAAGAGAGATCCACTCTGGTCTCTGAGCCAAGAATCCGTAGTACCACTTGATAGAGTAGAAACCTGTTTCTCCATATGGATCCCAAGTGTTCACGTTAGAGTCAGGAGCTTTGTGGTTGATTTTCCACTTAACTTTCTTACCAGAAGTCTGGAAACCGATCTGAGTAAATGAACCAGAACCAACAGTTAACATTGGGAAGATATCATACTTTCCGCCAGTAGCTCTGTATCCTGCATTTGCAGCAGTTTCAGCAGCACCTTGACCTGACCAGTGAAGCATCTCTGGAACAAGAATAAATCTGAACTGATCAATTGCACCGATCTCACCTTTAGCAAGTGAACCTGCTGCAGCATAATGTCTAGCTTCAACGAATGCTTTTTCACCATGTAGGTCTTTCATTCTTTTAAGCGTTGGAATCATTTCAGAACCACAGTAGATGTAACGAGCATTGTCGATAGTCTTAGTGTCGATCAGTCTTGAACCAGTGATCATCTTAGTGTTCTTAGGAGCTTTGTTATCATCAAGTGTGATACCAGTCTTCATAAGACCTTCATAAGTAGGTACAGAGATAGTCGCTGAAGACTCACCTGTTACTTCGTCATTCTTAGTTGCTGCACCACCGAATCTAACTACACCAGCAGCATTCAATAGGTCTACCTGAAGTTGTGCTTCAGTAATCTCATTCGCTCCACGAGTTGTTTCACGTCTGATGTGCATCTGTAGTTGTGGATCTGTATCGAAATCAAGTGACTCTTGAGAGTACTCGTCGAAGAAACCAAACTTAGCCATTGTACCTTCGATTTCAACACGCTTGAAACCAACACGGTTAACTCTTCCGCCATTCTCTGTAAGAGTTGGAAGTTTACCTACGATTGTACCAATGTCTTTGCTTGAACCATAAAGGTTTCCGTTAGCAATAGTTGCACCAGTAGCGTCAATACCCTGGTCATTGATGTTTCTGTCATCCAAAAGTGGAAGGTATAAATACTTCTTGATTTTCTTTCCCATGTGTTTAGGCATAGAAGTTGTATCAGCAAGTTGACCAAAGAACTGCTCTTTTGCAATTTCGATAAGTGCTTTCTTGTCGTAGTAGTAAGTGTTAATCTGAACACCGATACTTGAGTTTGTTCCGTCTCCATAGATTCTTTGAGAATCTCCAGTAGAGTTGTTAAAAGCACCTGCAGATGACATACCTGTCAAATAAGTTGCTAGTGAAAGTTTAATTGTTTTCATCTTTTTTCCTTGTTATTGTAGAGATCCGCCGAACTTCTTCTCGAAGTCCTTATCAGACATACCTAGTATGTCGATTGGATCATATGAATTTTCAGTCTTAGGTGCTCTTCTAGAGCCAGACATTGCTGCCTTTTGTTGGTTGGAAGAACCACCTTGACGTCTTCTAGCTGGTTGGGGGGAAGCCGTCGGTTCAAAACCGGGTGCTTGGTTTGAAGCAGGTTGACCTTCCTGTCTTTCCATAACTGCCATCTGTTGTACTGTAGCAATATATGCATCTATATCACTAACTGTATCCGGAATAGCTCTTACGTCCCTCTGGTACTGAACCATATCCATAACTTTACCAAAGATACCGTTTTCGATATCTTGATTGATAGAGGTTATATATGTAGGGTTCTTGATGATCTCATCTTTACTTTTTTGGTCAAAGACATTAGTCATAACATTTATCGTTGTCTCATAAGCTGGCGATTCTTTAATAGCGGAAAGTGCATTGTCTACTTCTATTTCATGCTGACTAACCATGTGGTTCTGAGCTTTGTACTCTTTCGGAGTCTCGGCATCAGCAAGGTCAAGCATGTCAATATTGTTATCCTGGATAAGTTTTCTTATCGCATCAGGATTACCCTTCTTGGCTTCAAGAAGTAGATTCATTTGATCCATGTCATCAAGTATTCCCTCTTTTTCAAGAGTTTTTAGTACTTGCATGTGGGGACGCATGTGTTGCATTTTCTTATTGTAGTCTACACCCATCTCTACGAGATTTCGGACTTGTGTTGTGTCTCTTAGTTGAATTTCTCTTCCACTAGCTTTGATCGGCTGGCCAAATAGGTCATTGTACGCAGCTTCATACCGTGTTTGAGTCTCTTCACCTGCTTCATTAGGTTGACTTCCTTCCGACTCAGAACCTTCTTCCGTTTGCTCAGAACCATCATCTGCTGCAGCAGTTTCTTGTTCCTCTTCATTTACTTCTGTAGATTCTTCACCGTTGTCATCATCGCCTAAAGTGTCTTCTTCATTGGCTTCCTGGTTCTCATCTTCACCGGAAGCAGCTTTCTCGAATTCAGCCTCAGACATGTTCTCAAAGTCTTCATCAGACATCCCAAGGACATCTGAGTCGTCTTCTTCTATCTCGTGACCTTCTTCGTTCTCGATTATCTCTTCTTCAGAACCAGAAGTTGAGTTACATAACAAAGACATTGCAGTTGAAATACTCAATTCAATCTTTTTCATGCTACTCTCCTTCTTCTCTTAAACCGTCAAGTTCTGATTGTGATCTAGCTATCTGGTTTTCCATTTGTCTACCCATTGCTTTGATCCCCATGATATACTGTCTTAATCCTGATATAGCTCTCAGCTCATCCGCAAGCTCTTGCTGCTTCTCTTCTGTTTGCCATTCTGGATCTGCAAGTAGTCCTACAAGTCTCACTGGTTCTTTTTGGAAATACCCGTCTGTAAATATGTAGTCAAAGTCTGGGTTTGCAATCAATGCATCCATTCTATCTCTACGCTCTACAACACCTCTTGCTGCCTCGATTGAAATTTCTATCTCTTTTTCAACTTGCTCTGTTGGGTCTAGCTCTGTCATTTTTTTCGTTCCTTTGGTTTAGTTTGTTTGGTTTATGCTGAATTATACCACAAATCAAGCTTAAAGCTAGATTTGCGTCTGGTCAGCAAGGTTCTCGAATGGAGTATCCATGCCTCTTAAGTCTGGGCCACCTATTGCAAATTTAGGGATTGTTGAACCACTTGAGGGTGCAGCAATTCCTCCACTAAAAGGCTTTCCCTTGTTAGACGTCTCCTGACTCAATAGTGAATCAGCACCTTTTCTATCAAGGTCTTGCTCGAATGACTTGTTCATTTTTTCCATCTCTTGGTTGTGCTTAAGACCATCTTTTTCCTGAAGGAATTGGAGGTCTGTCATATCAGAACCACTCTCAAGTGCTCTAACTTTAGCCATCTCAGTTTGAGTCTTAGCTCCTGTAAGTTCTGCATCAGCATACTTAGCAACTGTATCAGCTTCGTTCTCTGTACCTTTAGCTTGTTCGTTAGCAACTTGTGCTCTAAGCAATTCAATCTGTAGCTCTTTAATCTCTTCTTGAGCTGGATCTGGTTCAGGTTTGTACTCTTCAATCTGTTTAGCAAGATCTGGCATCTTTTTAAGACGTGCAATCTTACCAAGGATTTTAGCTTGAAGACCTGGATCCATATTTGGCCCAATAGTCTGCAACATGAACCCAAGGTCTTGTGCTTGCTCCTGATCAACCTCTGGAGTAGAAATTGTAAGCTTAACATCGAAGTTTCCAGCAAGAGTATCTCTACTGATTTTTACTTCTTCTTCGTCTGTTATTCTTATTACCTCTTCGTCTTCAAGGTTCACAGCATTCATTGCAATAAGTTTTCTACCTATTTCAATGATACCATGTGATAGTCTTCTAAGTATTCCCATTTCACGCTTCGAGGTTGCGTCTGAAGCCGTCTTAACAGCAGCAGCCGTGCTACCTAATGCATTTCCACCTTGACCGCTTGAGAAAGCTCTCACACCAGTCAATGCTTCAGCACCTTGTTCATGAAACTGAATCATGTTCATAGCTGACTGAGGAATCTCTGGGAACGTAGCCATAAAGAATGCTTTAGACGGATCAACGTCCGGGTTAAAGATGTAATCCTTACCTTGTTCAAATCTAAGTTTCTGAGCTGGGTCCAACGCATTCGCTGAAATACCTTGTTGAGCATTCGCCGATTTACCCATAAGGTCAATCATACCACGAGTTACAGCTCCAACGATATCTTGGTGATCCTCGATTAAGACTGCATCTGGCTCCCCACCATAAACATCATCTCTCTTCGGTAGATAGACTACTTTTACAAATGGAGGCTTCTTATCAGGGAAAGGATTCTCTTCGAGTCTAATCATTGTAGAACCAACATACGTTGCAACTACTGGTACAAGCAGACCATCTTTATGTATATCCCAATCACCCCAGTACTCGATAGCTGTAAGCTTTCTTCTTGGATCGTCTTCATAGTTGAATGCACGCTCTTCATATTCTTCCTGGCTCAGGGTCTCTGTTGAGTCAGAAAGGATAGCTTCTACGTTCTTATACTTTGGATCTTTAGCTAGTTCCGCTTTTGATGTCTGAAATTGATAAGCTATGAAGCCTGCCTTGTCCAAGTCGCCACCACAAGTGGGATCTATGAGAACCTTGTCGTAATCACATACCTCAAGAGTTGGTCTGTTGTAGACAGGTGTCATCTCTAGAACCATCTCTGTTTTACCAGAAGGATCCTCTACCATTTGTACCATTTGCTGAGCTTGCTGTTGTAGTTGCTGGAATTGCATAGGATCCATTTGGCCCTGTTGCACTGCTTGCTGAGCCTGCTGCATTCTCTGTTGAACCTCTGGTGGAAGCTGTGGAACCATTACTGGTCTCTCAACTTCTCTCTCCTCTTCGTGGAACTCCCATCCGGTTCTTACAAATACCGTCCCCTCATCAACTGCTGTTCTAACATAGTTGTCGATAAAATCTACTCTATCTATGTCTTTATTGAACTGCTTGTTAAGAATGATGGCATTATCTCTTGCAGACGCAATGTCCTTATGAGTAACTGGTTTGACATCAAACATGTCTTCAGAAGCAAGTAGCGATTCACTTAGAGATGAGTATCTCCATTCGTTTTGTTTTCTAATCAGTTTCGGTTGAACCTGGGATCGACCTTTAGGTATTTTTACCTTCAGTCTTCCATCTCTAAGTCCAAGCCAGTCCTTTATGTTTCCGACATGAGTATTGAATTCTGGTTCAGCATCTCTAATGTCTTGTTTTAATTTTGACACCGTAGGTGCGTTCTTCCACTCAGGTTGAAGTTGCTTCGCGACAATCATTCCATTGTCATCGTACTCAACTTCTACTCTGTTTTCATCTACTTGATCCATATCTTATCCTTATGCCAAAAATAGTTCAGACTCTTTGTTGCGTCTAGCAACCAAGCCTTTATTAACTTTTCCATTTGCATGAGTCCATTTATGGAACTCACTATATGCTTCTGCTATTTTACCATGATTTATATCACGTAGAAGTGTTGAGCTCTTAAAAGCACCAACACCAAGATTGTAAGTGAAGCTTACAAGAGCATCAAACTGATTCTGAGTTAGTGGAACTTGGACGTAGTGGTTCACAGCCTTACCATAGGTCTCATCAACCTGGGTACGCAGCAAATACGTAGCTGTACGTTCACTTATATCTTGATCATCTAGCCTTACAGCTCTATGGTGATAGTGTGTGGTTCCGTATCCAATTGTTGGAACCATGGCTACATCCAAATATGGATGAGACATGAATCCCTCGAACTCTTTTATGAAGTTTATACCTTTATCACTTATTAACATTTATCTTCTCCTCTATGACTTTTAATCTATCTCCGAACTCATCCAGAAGCTTTAGGGCTTCTGCTTCCTTCTTTAATACACGCTCTTTGGGCATAAAGAGTTTCTCCTGGATACTTGCCTGTGCTTTGAGGTCAGCCAGATGGTATGTCTGAAACTGTTGAATAATCAGAACCACTGCCATAGCCAAGCCCATAAAGAGCTTTGACCAATCCATTTCACCGTTACTATGTTTTACGAAATCAGGCATCTATGTTCCTTATGGACAAGCAACTGGATTTGTCCAGTCGATACCCGTTGTTGTGAAGTGTGAAGTTTGTTCTGCTTTATTTGGGTGAACAAGTTTGTTTGAACTTGCAAACATGTAGGACGTATTCGTTACATTAGGTGCAACAAATGATGAAATACAAAGTAGTTCGGGACAGCCTGCCCAAGCACGGGAAAGATTTACTGCAGAAGATAACCCAGTTGCATCAAAGGAAGTTAAACTTGCACATTTATCCCATGTTGCTGAGGCAACAGTAAGCGAAGTCAATCCCTTTGTATCAAAGGAGATAAGTCCATTACAGTGTGCCCATCCGTAGACTGCACCAACTAAAGCGGTTAATCCACTTGTATCAAATGATGTTAACCCTGAACATGCCTGCCACGCACTATTTGCGCTAATTACTGAAGTAAGTCCACTTGCATCAAATGATGTTAGTGCTGAACATCCCTGCCATGCACTATCTGCACTAGTAGCAGATGTCAAGTCTGATGTACCAAAGGAAGTTAGGCTTGCACATTTATACCATGACTGTTGTATGTTTGTTACAGATGTCATCCCTGACGTATCGAATGATGTTAAGCCTGTACAGTTGAACCAAGACATCTTGGCACTTGTTAAGGATGTCATGGCACTTGTATCGAATGAAGATAATGCAGGACAGTTGCTCCACGCATTATTTGCGCTAATCAATGAAGTAAGTCCACTTGCATTGAATGATATCAAACTTTTACAAATGTCCCAAGCATTATCAGCGATGGTTACGGAAGTTAATCCTGAAGTATTAAAAGATATTAAGCTTCCACACCTTTCCCAGGCCTTATTAATCGAGGTTAAATCTAATGCAGATATGACTTCAAATGTAGTAATGTTTGTATTTCCACCCCAATTTACTTCTGTAATCGTATCAGCACTTTCAATTGTCCATGTACCATCAGCATTATCAGTATAAGTTAATGTACCACCCGTTACCGATTTAGCTGTTGGCTTGACGGCAGATGTAGCTGTTGCTTTAAATCTCTTAGGAGCTGGTGGTACAGGCTTCTCAGATAGAACCCAGTGACCATTAATCTTAATGTATTGTTCGTCTGACTCTTTCCAGTGACCAGAGACTTTAGTGGAAGGTGTTTCCACCTCTACCCACTTCCCTGCTATCTTTGTATACATCATAATAACTCCTTACTTGATTTTGAAGTAGATGTCACCATCTTTACCTAGAGTATCAGCAGGAACAGTCGTTCCGTGCAAATGAGCTGGTGCTTTATCAACAAGATGCTTTGCACCATATAGGTTCATAACCTTACCAAGTTGTTCTGCTGTTGGCTTAGTTGCATCAATGTCAGCAACGGTTGCTACATCACTAGGCTTTAGTGCAGATAGGTCTCTAAGTACCCATTGTCCCCACGCAGAACCATCAAATGCTCTTGTATAGAATCTAGCATCTTTGATGTCCATGAATTCCTGGTACACCTTAGTTGATAGGTTAGTATCTGCAAACACTTTAAGGATACCTAGTGAACCATCTTCTGGATAGTGCAACGCAACAGTTCCAAGATCAGTCTTACTCTTGTTCTCGTAATATCCTTCAGTCTTGAATGTATCAAGATTAGTAGCTGGAGTTAGGACAAGTGGGTTAGTAAATGTGGACCCAGCTGATCCACCAGTACTAGCAGCTTCCCACTTAGCACCACCACCATGTATCTTTAGTACATACTCCCCGTTCTTAGAGATTACACTAGCTACTCCGATGTCTATCTGCTCCCAGCCTGAAGAGGTAGTTCTATACATGTTGCCTGTATCTGTGGCTAGATAATCCATTCCATTACTAGAGTTGTATATATAACCAGTAGTAGGTCTATCAGCCATTGGTCCTTCTGAAATAGGAAGAATACGAGGCTGTGACTCATCTATTACACCTTGTAGTTTTCCATCTTTGACTCCTACTCCGTGATATACAAGGTTACTGAAGCCCTCCGTCTGATCATTACAACCAGATTGTCCATTAAAAGCAAAAGTAACAGTACCCACATAATGTTCACTCAGTGCAAGGTATTCTTTACTATCATGAAATAATCTATCAGTATTCACATCAGATTCCCAAGAAATATAACAGTCACCTGAGAAACCTTCTGAATAGTCTACCACTGATCCAGTATTAAGTATGTTACCCCCTAGCACTACGGTACTAAATATATTAAGACTATGTTTCTTCATATCAACAGTAGCAGCACTCAACTTAATAGTTCCGTGATTTCCTACCATATTACCTTTAATATCTGTCTCTAATGTGATCTTAGTTTTATTAGCACTTATAATCAAATTTGTACAAAATACTTTATGTGTATTCGTAAGAGTAGCATCACCCATACACATTATTGTTAGACTATCAATAAAAGTCATACCACCAAAAGCAGTAAGTGTTCTACCGTCTTTGGCTATCTCTTCAAACACCTCATCAAGAGTAGCTTTCCAACGAACACCCTCTTCATCGCTTGCATCAGTGCCACCAACGATATATACGTATGAACCACCAGTGGTGGCTTTACGACTGATAGTAGTATCCGCTTTAGTAGCAATCTCTGTATATTTACCATTCTGTCTAATTCTAGCTTTACCAGTAGGTGCTAAGTCTAAAACAACTCCACCTTCCATTGATTTAACAACTAGATCTTTAGCATGAGTAGTTGACTTAGGATACATACCTAAATCCCACAGTTGCTTACCTGCAGAGTTCGTACCGACAACAGTTGTCTCATCACCATCTTTAGCAACAATTCTAAGTAGTCCAGCTTCTTTGCCATCACCAACTTCAAATTCTCTAACCATAGCAGTAATAGCATCTGGAGCAGTATAAACAAGCTTATCTAGAACCTCTTGGTTCGCCTGGATCTTTTCCCAGTGGATATATACTCTCTCGCCGTTTCTTAGTGAACCAGCATGAGAATAGTTCTTAACCGGAACAGTAACAACACTACCAGCCAATACACTCTTACCATCTGAATCGAATGCTACGAAATCGTTAATATCTCCATTGTCGTGAAGGTTGATGTAGTCGCCATCAGAGATTGCACTTAAGAACAATGTCATGTCTGCAGATCTTCTATCTTTCACGTTGAAGTACATCTTCGTTGCTTTTGAAGGATCTACGTTGTCAAATGCTACGTAACCTTTAGAAGGTGTTGCATCAACAGTTCCTACTTTAACTTTGTAGTCAAACTGGAATAGTCCTGAACCATCATCTCCTGCATCACCTTTGGCTCCTGCTACACCAGCATCACCTTTAGGACCTTGAGCTCCATGAGGACCTGCTGCTCCAGTATCTCCCTTTGGACCTTTTGGACCAATTGCACCTGCGGGCCCTGCTGGGCCTGCCCCTGCTGCGGGACCCCATACCATAGTAGAACCTTTAGTTCGTCCGGCTCTGAGCTCACCTTTTGCATTTACAGCTAGAACCACTTTTGATAGAGTCTCACCAGAAATGTTTGGAGATATAACTGCCATCTCGTCAGTATTCTTCAGGAAGTATGTACCTGGATCTTGTACTGCAGCAGTAGTCAAGTCTTGAACATCTATTGTCTTTCTAAGCTTGAATAGACCATCTGGGTCTAGGTCGTCAAGATTGATGTCTGCTGTTACAGTTAGATGATCAATTTTAGCCTGATCTACCGGATCTAATCCTCCAGGTCCACCACCTGATCCTGCTGGTCCTCTTGGTCCAGTATCACCCTTGTCACCCTTTGGACCATGTGCACCAGTTGCCCCATCAGCACCCTTAGCTCCATCATCACCCTTTGGTCCCTTAGCACCATCAGTACCGTTGGTTCCCGCAGTTCCCGCTGGTCCTTGTGGGCCATGTGGTCCTACAGCACCATCTTTACCGTCAACACCATCTTGACCTGCAGGTCCGGCTGGACCAGGAAGTCCTACTCCACCTCCACCACCAGAACCAGCTCCTACAAGTAGTCCATCAGTAAGCATCTTGGTAATTGACATACCAGTTTGTGATATGTTATCTTTTGCCTTGTACTCAGTACCAGTTGACTCATCAACAAGGATTGCTCCCTTGTCTAGTGGTCTAAGTATCGCAGTCTTAGCGTCTTCTACTGCCAATCTATCTAATTCAAATGTTGCCATCTCTAATCCTTATTTAATTATGTTTCTTGCTTCAAAGAATATTCTATTCTTCAGCGTATCTTTTACGTTACCAATTACTGGATGACCAGCCAAGATAATCTCTTTAGTTGGATCAGGTATTGTACCAACATAAGCCTGGAGTACATCATTGATGTAGTACTCATGAGTTGGAGTCTTTGTTTTCCCGTAAGTAAGCTTACGTCTTTCAACTCTTTCTGATGTACCACTACCTGGTGTTCCATCTGGCTTTAGGTTTTGAAATTTACCCTCTACTGTCTCAGTGATTGTATAGACATCAATATCTGGCTTCCACCCTGTATTAGTATGTCCATGCTCAGCGTGTTGTTTTCTTGATACATTATACTTTGGAATACCAAGTGGTTCATCAAGAATGAATAGAGAGGTTTGTAACCCCTCATTCACGTTAAGATCTCTACCCATTGGTATTCTTACGAATTCTAGTCCCATCTTGTCTCCTTAGATTGGTAAGAAGACTTTAACAGTCTTCGTCTTTAAGTCTGCTATTGCTTTAGCAACTGCAGGCTTGTTTAGGTCAGGAGCTTTGTTTCTCCACGGCTGTATAACAACTGCAGGATCTTTAGCATGTGCTGCCTTGGATGCCTCATATACTGGGTTATCCAAGTATAGTGATGTTCCACCAAGTGCTCCACCTTTAGAGAAGGCAATAAGAATGTTTTCTACTGCTACTGCAGTTAGATTGTTATCCTGGTACTTTATCTCTTTGGTTTTGATGTTTCCATCTTTACTTGTAGCTGTTCCACCATATCCAGTGATATTCTTGTTACCAGAGATATTTACACTGTGACCATTCTTGTCACTTCTCATTGACACACCTATTGAAGGTATTGGTTGTGTAAACGCATCCATGTGCAACATAGTGAAGTGAATCATCTGAGGGAAGTTAGCCAAGTCAGGCATGTTATCCACAATGTTCGGCATGTTATAGAACGACAACGTAGTCAGTGTAGCTTTCGCTGCAGTTAATGTTGGAAGGTGGTTCTTACTAGCTCCTTCATGACCTATTGTTGTTTGACCAATTCTAAGCTCAGTAAACTTGTTCGCTGCCATATTAGGGAATCCACCATCAAGCTTCAGCCATTCTGATCTATCTGCAACACCTGCATCAGCTCCACCTAGAACCAACTTCGTGAGTCCAGGTCCAACTTTAAGTGATCCGGTCATTCCTTTTCTAACTTTGTTCATGTTGAACTTCGCTAGAGCAGTCATGCTTGATAGGTCACACAATGTACCATACTTCTGGTCTGCACCGTATCCAGTTGAGGATAAATCAACATCAACAAGATGTTTATTTCCCGTAAGAATTGATGTATCCATGTTCAGCGTATTTGATCTTGCATATCCAAATGAAGTCAGATTAACCAATCTATCAAAGAATGCTTTCGTAAATTCACCTTTTGGTCCTGGGACAATTTGTGCCGACACTGCAGTTGACTCATCAATCGTAATAGATGTTAAAGATACTGGCCAGTGTGCAGGTATAATCTCACCTTGCAGCTTACTTGGATAACTCAACGATAGTTTCTTCATCTTTGTACATTTTGACCAATCAGGAATGTATTGGTACTTAGTACCATTCTTCACAGGGTTCATCAAGAAGTTTAATGTGATGGTTTCTACATCATGACTGTTTTTGAATGTCGGAACATGACTTCCCCAAGGCTCTGGGAATGGCTTACCTGCTTCATTCTTTGTCCACCATAGTCTATGTGCACCAACATTGTTATCACACCATGCTATATGAATAGACTTTAGTTTTGGGTTCTCGTCAAAAGACGGAAGTCCAAATACACTGATTGGGTTAAGTACACCAGCATTTGAATACCCCATACCATAACCCTCAAGTAAAGGAGAATCAATAGTCTTTGGCATATGACCAACAACACCTCTTGCATCCCATGCATCAAATGTCTTCAATTTTGTCATTCCGTCAATGAGGAATTCCCATGTTTGTTCTTTAGGTGTTGCACCTGCACCAATATTAATTCCATACAATAGAACCTGCTCTAATTGTTTTGGAAGTGTTATTGTTGAACAGTGAACCTGGTCTAGCTTAACAGCAGTTAACGCAGGGTTAGTTGCTCCACTCATGTCCCAGTCTTCACCAAACTCTCTCATGTATGCTATTCCACCAGCATTGTGTGCAGGCTTATCAATGTTTACTATCTTGTTTGTCCATGTGTTTGGAGGGAATGGTCCCTGGAAACTTGCTTTTCTAAGCATAACTGTATCAAGGTTTGGAAACAAGGTTAAGTCTGGGAATCCACCGATAAAGGAATCAGCACTTGCATTGTTAAAGATTCTGAACCCAGTTATGAGTCTTGCATCTTCAAATGTACAGATGATATCACCATCATTGAGTGCATTGTTTACCGTAACGCCTTGCCAGCTATTTCCTGGTTGGAATACATATTCAATACCATTCACCTTGATCTTTGTCTTTGCACTTACGTTAAAGATAACCTTACTCTGTGCAACACCCTTTTTCGCCTTGAGTCTCAACTCTGAAACATAAGCTCTTGATAGCATGTCATAAATAGTAGTATTGTCTTCAGCACAAGGATAATATCTTGTAGCATCTGGAATTGGGTTCAATGGATCTTTGGGATCGAAAGCACCACTTGTTAGTATATATCTAGCAAACATCTCAGCGTCAGCATCTAGCTTCTTTAGAAGTGGACCATTTGCAGAGTGTGCACCAGTCTTTGTAATAATGTTACTTACTTTTTTGTCTTCTATCTTGAAATCACTTTGTGCTGGGACATCTTCAGAAACGTGTTGCTTCTTAGCATGATCATAATAAATGATTGATGTGTCAACGTATTGAACTCCAAATATACCAAGAGGTCTTTTAGCATCTGCTACCTTAATGATTGCATCTACTGGCTTAGCCATTTTTGCATAGAAGATAACTTCTGTTGCACCCTTCTCAAGAATAATTGGGAAGTCATACATATTGTTGAATCCACCATTGATCTTTGTTTTACCAGCTTTGTACCCGTTAAAATCTATCTTGTTTTCCCAACCATAGTGAGGCTTACCAGGAATGTTATGAGTGTGGTTCTTATCGAACTCAAACGTAACTAGAACCAACGTATCTACTGTTGGTGGTGTAGGTATAACCATCTTTAGCTGTAAATCTACAGCATTAGTCAGGTTGTTATTTACAATGATGCTTGGTCCTGCTGTTGGAGTGTTCTCTACTAGAAGTCCTGAGATTTCATAAGTACTTGATACTGCTCCACCTTTCTTACCACGCTTATTCTTGATCGGTATAACAAGGGCTTGCTTGTCCTTGCCACACTCAATCAGTCTACCAGAGTGGTTAAGACCAGTGTATTGTGGAGATATAGCTAAGGCATGGTTCTCGAATAAACGAGTACCTTTGGGCTGTAAATCTTCTATTGGTGTTTTTGCCATTATGTTTTTCTCCCTGTCTTAACATTTGAGAATGTGTATCTGATCAATAGACCAACCTGGTCTGCTGCGTCACACACTAATGCTGTTCCAAGGTACGCCTTTTGTATGATGCTGGTTCCAACATAACATACTTGAACGTCCTTGCTTCCTAATTTAGCTGCTGCCATATCGTGCTCCTTAAATGATTATGTAAAGAGTATGGTCATCTTTAGTTTTCAAAGCGTCATATTCTACTTGAGTCATACCAACCATGTTTACTACTTTTACTTCGTGTGAACCATGTGCTGGTACAGACTTTACATAAGGAGTTAGGTTAGGCTTGGTTCCGATCTCTACGATAGTTCCATCATCTTTTTTAAGAAACGCTTTACCGTCTGCAGAGTTAATTGCTATCTCTCCATCGGTAAGTTCTGTCTTCAGGGGAATTGCCCCTGGAACATTGTTTCTCTTTAGTTGAATGTCTTGTACAATTTCTATTGGTTTAGTACTTACTGTTGCTGCCATCTGTTATCCTTTATGGGTGTGTTGTTGGTGTTCCATAGTGACCACCACTTATCTTAAACATTGTTGGCGACTTGAACACAAGTGTTCCGTTCTCTACAACAACAAGCTCTCCGTCTTTACCCATAGTGTTGGCTGTATCAGTCAGTGCAATAAATGTACTTACACCTGGTCCTGTACCACCACCACCTGTAGTGAAGAATGCAGAAGCATCAATTACGATATGTCCCTTTGAACCTGCACAAGGATTGTTTGGATCTTGAGTTACAAGAATAAGCTCCTTCTTTGTAGGGTCAACATATCCAGAAACAACGTGAGCACAACCAGCAAATGCTGAAATGTCAATCTCATGTGGATTCATCAATTCATCTTTCCATGTAAGCTTATGCTTTTGCATGTCAAGGTTCAAGTATCTAACCAATTGATCAGGCTTGTTTTTTACATATGAATCTTTTGCTGTGTCAGTTTGCGTGTAGTTTGCTTGTACATTTTTGTACGCAGCAAGACTTAGCTTGTGATCTTTACCTAGTTCATCTGTCCACTTGAGTTCATTTGTAGCTGGGTCAACGTGCATATTAAGAACCAAGTCTCTCGGCTTGTTTTTGATATACGAATCTTTAGCTGTATCTGTCTCTGTGTAATTTGCTTGTACGTTGATGAATTTAGAACCATCAAACGTGATGTCATTCTTAGTTCCTCTACCTCTTGGATCATTTACTGTGAAAGTAATCATTCCCTTAGCATCTGACGTTACGGCCATTAACTGCTGGTCTACCAAGTCTAGTTGGCTTGTAGCACCGTTTGCTTTAGTGATTGTGATCGAATGTTTCTTCGGATCATAGGTTACTGACTGAACGCTAGTAGCCCCTGGTCCACCTGTTATTTTAATTGTCTGATTGCAACTTGCTGCCATAATTTGCTCCTGTTATTCTGAAACGACTGCCATAACGGCATTCTGTTTGTGGGTTCTGTTATATAGGAAGATCGTAGTGTCTGTCTCTATAATATTGCTTACGTCTACTTTTGACCAAATTCCACATGGATCTCCATGCTTTGAGTATTCAATATAGTCGTCTTCGTTTTCCGAAACATTCTGCATCATGATTTTATGATCCACCTCGATTTTGTAAACGATTCCTTGTGTTAATTGAAAACTTTGATCGGCAAAGTGTCTGTCGATTGTCGTACCAGGCGGTAACGGTTTCTTACCAGTTACATCATGACAGAACGGGGGAACCGTCCAACCACCATGCAAAGGTTGATTACCATTAGAGTTGGTGATCTGTACTGATGTGCTTTTATTCGCCATCTATTATCCTTTGTCTTTTATCTAGTTCGTGCATTACTTGGTCGGTAAGTCTTTGAACATTTATCCCATTCACTATAGATGTATCGCCATCGCTATAGAATTCGCCTCCGACCCCAAATGGTTGCCCATCCGTCCAGTCATCATTTGCGTTGCTCTTACGAAAGTATATCATAGTTGGTATTTCATCCAAGCTGAGATAGCTTGTACCTACAGGGTAGTTGCAGTATCTACCTCTCTCACGTCTCATTCCTTTGTAGTCTGCAGAGAAGTCTTTACCATTTGTTCCAGGTTCTCCACGCTCTCCTTTGTACTCACCTTTCGGCCCCTGAATACCAGAAGGTATGCCAATACTAAGTGTGTTCTTCTCCCGGGTGAAGATAGAGTATGCTTCTTTCTCTGGAGCAAGGTGTTGCACCTCAACATTGAAATCCTGAAGCTGACTTATCTTCATATCCAGTATCTTCTCACGATTTATCAACCGTGCTTCTATTTTCATAGAATTCTTAAGATGTTCTCTCGCTTGACTTTCAAAGTCGCTTATCTCATACTTGGTTCTATTCATATCTGCAAGAACCAACTCCATACGTTTTCCAGTCTTTATGAAGTCTTTGATGTCTTCTTCCATATCGAGCACTGCATCCATTTTAATGCTTAGTGCAAGGGTTTCGTCGATCATCGGCTTCATCGCCACTGCTGCACCCATTACGTGCTTGTATTCAGCAAGTGCTACAACATCTTCTATCTTCCCCGCAACCAGACCAATATTCTGACGAGCATCTGATACATACTGTACCTGGTTTTGCATCTCAACCACTCGTCTTATACTACTTAATCCATTCTCTACGAGAAGGACATCTCTACGTGCATCGTGGATCTTTTCCGATGCTATAGCTATTTTCTCTAATTGCTCAACATCAAATGAGCTCATTTTGACTATTGCCTCAAGAACCTCTGGTGTCATGACCTTCATTGATTCCTGAAGGGCTTCCACTCTTGGTCGAAGCTCCTGTATATCTTGTGCAAATCCCATCTATACTCCTCCATCTAAGTGACCACGTTTTGAATCGTGAGTCAAATGTCCCGCACCAGAAATAGCTTTACCATGACCAGAGCCATTAGATCCGCCCTTGCCGTAGCTTCCACCACTTGCTCCTCTGCCGCCAGTTCCACCCTTTTCTCCATTGTGTCCCCAGTCTCCACCAGCTCCACCATATCCTCCAGAACCACCAGACGTTCCACCTGAACTTGGGTTTCCGTAGTGAGTATGACCATTTGGATCTTTCCAGGTATTCCTAGCTCCACCACCTCCTCCTCCACCGCCTTGGTGATTACAGTGGTTTACTCTTCCACCTTGTGTTGTAGTGTAGCTCTTGCCGTGGTTCCCGTAACAACCATAGCCTCCTACTCCACCGTGACCAGCCCCGACTCCAGCAATAACATGATATTTAGTCACTGATGTTTTACCACCAGGGACACTAACACTAAAGCTATTCTTTCTGTGGCGACCACCTTTCCATTTGTGATACATTGCTACTGTAACACCACACTTTGCTATGTTCCATCGTTGTGTTGACATCCTATCTCCTTAACATGGCCAGCCAGTCAAGTATAGGTTTCCACCACTTGATCTCGCTGTCCATCCATTTTGTGACACAGTTCTGCTTCCGTGTCTACCATAGTGCCAATACATATTTGTAGCTGGCCAAGATTTTCCTGCAGTAACATAAGATACAGTCTTATTTGCACTACCAGATCCTCCTCTACCACTACCACCTCTACCACCACGTCCACCATTTCCACCTGCACCACGGATGTGTCCGTTGTTTATTAGTTTCATAGTTGAGGTTAACGTGAGTGCAGACTCTCCCGGAGTTGTTCCGAGTAGCTCACCCTCATTAACAAAGATAACCTGCAGTCCTGAAAAAGAACCTGTGTGCATAGAAGGTTGTTTCAGTTTATTTGTTACCTTGATAACGGTTGCACCATATTTATTCATCTTGTCGATGATTGGTCTAAGGTCAAATGTCTTGTGCTGCTGTGGAAGATCAAACTCAAGCATACGCTTGTAAACAATTACACCATCCATGTATGCTTCGTCGAGACGTACTTTATCAAAGTAGATCTCACGCATGAAGTCAACATGGTTGAATATGGTTTTTATTACTTTTGCCATCTTGATTCCTTATGGGTTGGTTCCATCATCTGTCATATACAAGATGTTCTTGTTTCTTCTTGTCTTCAACTTAGCGTAGTTGTTATTGATATTGTTTACAATCTGAGTAAGGTTGTGTATATCCTGATGATTCTTGTTTACGCTTCCAATGATGTCTTTCACCTTTATTCGGTGATACTTATCACACTTCAATATTGGAGGCACAGCACCCTTTGCTGCAGCTCTTGGAGCTGGTGCATCTGCTGCATCCGACATGTCAAGATATACATCATCTCCGAACTCTTGAACCATGCCCTCTAGGACAACCATTCCATCTTCTGTATCTGTACTCATATTATTCTCCTAACAATTCTATTTTCATCTGGAGGAATACACCCGATCCAAATGGATTTTTCTTACCATATCCAACGGCAGCCACAGTTGTATCGACTTGAGATTCAAATCTGTAAATAGAGCTAACTGGAACCACGATCTCTCCAATCAAGTGAGACGTTCCCATTCCACTTCCACCCAGGATAACTTCTTTCGATGTTGTTACGTTAAACATTCTGACTTGGTGATATGTTGAAGGATCTGCGTAAGCGTATCCGGTTACTTGATATTTACCCTTGTCAAGCTGAACCTTGTCTCCGGCAATCAATATACCTAATTCATCGACGCCACCCTCATTCAGTGATCTTGGTTCCCATGAACCCTTTGTTGCTGCCCCACCATCAGAAGATGTCTCAACATGAGATACAATTGAGAAGTTATCATCAATGAGTTCAAGCTTTAGTTTGTCTTCCGTAACAAGTCTATTTGTGGTTGATATGTTGCCAGTAGATATGATACTTGCCTCGCTTGCTAATGAACCTTGTGTCAAGAGTAGATTTCCTGGAGCTGGATCAGTCAGTGCATCAGAAACTTTTAATATTCTTGCAGAACCCGTTCCTCCACCTGCTCCTTCGATAACAATGAGTCTATTGTCAAGATCCGTAACATCGTGCTTGGTTTTTACTACATCAACTTTAAGCTGAGTAACATCAGTAGCCATACCTGCAATATCTGTTGTATTGTTTCCAGCAACAGTAGTTACCTTCGCCAAATCAGACTCAACTACGGTTAATCTTGATGAGAGAACTGGAATTGTTCCACCAGCATGTTCTATTGCCGACAGTCTTCTATCGTTGTCTTTTGATCTGGTTTCGTTCGCCAAAACTTTTGTTTGTTGAGCATTTAAGCTCGAAGCTATTTTTTTAATATTACTATCATTTACGTTTATTGCGGCCAGAACAACTTTGAATTTTATTCTGCCTTGTGCATCACATTTTATTGCCATGATATTTCCTTATGGGTTTGTGCTGTGTGGTCCTGGTGCAGGACATGTGTTTGGATCTACGTCATTACATGAAAGTACTTCGTTACAACAAATGTAATCATCACATTGCATGTATATACTTGGTTCTGGACATGGGTTGTGCCCATCAAAGGCCCGAAGTAACGCTTGATCAATGCCATTAAGGTTACATGGATTACACATCTTGTCAATAAAGTCAAGAACTTCTCTGTATAGCTCTTCCTCTATGTTGTCTTGTGGAATTGTACCATTGATGACTCCATGAATTAGAGTAAGGTAGTCTTGGTTTACTTCACAGATTCCTTGCTCTGGAATCATGTGGATGAACTTCGGAACACGTCCGAAATATCTATCAATAAATTTACCGTCCTGGTTCTGGTCTATTCCCATACTTGGTGTGAAAGCCATTATACATACCCCCTATCGGTTGTCTTGGTATTGGTCAACATTGTGTAGTTCACGAGTCCTTTTTTATACACCTCATTACACGAAGCCATATATGCTTGCATGTGTGTACCTATCTCTGTCTTACCATCACCATTCATTGATTTGTATGCACGATACGCGATGTAGTTCACAAGTGGATCTAAAAACTGAGGAGGGAAAATAAAGTCTAAAGTGTCTATATTTCCTTTTGTAACATATGGTGGTGCAACAATCTGCATGATTGAATATATGCGTCCTTCTTCAGGATTTGGTATGTGCAACGTGTATGGTTGTGGAGTAAAGATAGACTCGTCACAGTTGATATCATTCAGGGGTACTTCTTTGAATGCATCGTTACCACGAAGTGGATTTTTTATAGTATCTCTGTAATACGCTTGAAGAACTTTCTGCGAATTGTCTTGCAGCCTATACTTCGTCTGACCCTTCTTTATGTGAATGATTTGTTCTTCCTGGAGAATTGCGAACTTAGCATATACTTCGATAAGGCCAAGATTCATCAGGGCTATAACCTGGTCATCATCTTCACCTACGATTATCTGCTTTAGCTCTGTATTCTTCAGGATGTCAAAAATCTGTTTAAGTCTCATAACATTCCTTTTTACTTTTTTATTTTTATATTATATCTTATACTATGTAAGAACCAATCGGTAAGCTATCGTCTTCTGATGTTTCATAGAAAGGATCGTTGTACAGAGAATCTGAACTAATCCTTGTATGTGAGTTTGGTTTCCATGGTTTCATTTCTGCCAACATTGATACAGTATCTATAAAGTCATCGTGTCTTGATTTGAACCCAGAGACAGTCGCTCTCTCGAGTTCCGACTTTGCTTCATTCATGAACGGAGTCCCTATTAATCCCTTGCTGAGCCACATCTTACCTTGACGGAAGAGAGGAACAACAGTGTGAAATCTCTTTAGCTTGTCAGATGTAGGTCTGACCTCGACTATAGTGAAGTATATGTTCCTCTTGTGCATCTCTTTACGAATCCAGGTTACAAACGCACCCTGTTGGCCAGTTACCTCGATACCAACAGATCGTGCGTCATAACGGACAACAAAATCAAAGAGTAAATCAATATTCTTATCCATGAGGTTTCTTCCAATCTCTCCATCTACTAACATCCAATCATCATTTGAGTTGTAAGCCCATACAGACATAACACTGTAGTCGGCTCTTTGTTTTTCACTGGTCGCGAAGTCAGTGGTTATATAGAAGTTATAATTATGAGGTTGTCCCATAACATCGTCTCCCTCGAACCAGAGTATATCGCTATCCCTTACAAGTCTATCTTCGTCGGACGTAATACGCAGCATAAGCTCTTGCATGAATGAGTCAAGCTTACCAGCCTTTTTGGCTTTTTCATATTGACGTTTGACATATGCAAAATCGTGACGGTCAGGCCAAGCTCCTTTAAAAGTCTCTTCAGTTGTATTTTCGTCAAAGTGCTCGCATACAGGGTATACGGAGACGTCCCATGCTCCTGACTCAATTGCTTTATATAGTGGATCGTTCTGATTAAACGGCGTACCATTCCATATTGTCTTGGAACGCTTTGGATGTAGTGCATAGTCTATGGCCTTGTATACAGTATCTTCAATTGATGCAATGATTGTTGCTGAACGTGCATCTTCGTCTGACATGAGGTCATCGAGGAGAGCGAGGTCAACTCTCTTACCCATTTCCTTTGCTCCCCTAACTCCAGTCTTCGCACCATAGCCCTTAACAATAAGCTTTTTACCTGCGATATTCTCGAATTCGTATCTGACATCCGTAAACCTTGTCTTTGGTACATATTTCTGGAGGAACTCTGAGTTTTCCCAACGATACTCCAGGTTTTTTCTCATGTTTTTGACACCATTCTCAATGGAATCACTTACATATATAGCAATATCAACTTTACCGAACCCTGGAATCTCACCATACACGGCTAAGTACAGAAATAGGTACTCACCCATGAGTGTTGTCTTCGCAGAACCACGATATAACATATTCACGATTGACATGTTTGGACCTGCAATAGCATCCAACATTTTGTAGTGTAGCACTGGAGTCTTATTTTCTTCACCCTCAGTACCATTGACCAACTTGATGAAGTTTACAAACTCAAGTGCGAATATCGAGGGGACATACGACGGATCGTCGTCATATTTTACATTATCGAGCCAGTCATCTACGGAATAAACCTTGTCTACATTATGAAGGTGGTTCGCAACTACTGCTGACATCGCTATCCTTTTGGGTATTTTGGACAATTATATCATAAATTTTTTGAAGTGTTTGGTTTAGAGGAGGTTCCCATTTGAAGGAAGGAAGGGAGACTGAATGAGAAACCAAACAAACCCAGACAGTCACCAGAAGTATAGACTATTTTACCTTTAGTGCCAGATAATAGGGGGAGTAACTTCTTTCCGGCTTCTTCTCACCTTTTTATTGCTTACGATCCAGTCTCCAGAAACATCCCTTATCATAGGATGCATTTTTGATCTTATATATGTATGATCGTCTGGTTCATCAGTGAATACTTTCTTGCAATGGTGCACACACTCGGCGACATAGGCGAAGGCCATTCTATCTCCATCCTGTATCTTTCTCACAGAACCATCATCCCTTACTTGCTTCTTCCTGCACCAATTACACATATACATTCTAAGCATCGCTTTCCTCCACATCAATGATTTCATGCATGATCTTCTGCTCTGCTATCTGCAACGATGTGTTGGTTCCTGACTCAATGGTCCCTTGTTGCTGTGACGCCAATCTGTGCATCTCTGTACGTAAAGCCATGATCTCATCTTGACCCTTGACACCAATCTCTAGCTCAATCTTCTGAACTTCAGGGCTCATCGTATACTTCATGACTGACTCTGCAGCTTGTGACCGAACCTGCTCAGATCTCGCCGTATACATCAATCCAGCCTGTACATTCAGGGCATCCTGGAACATAGGGGCATTCAATATACGACTCGGAACCAACGATTGCTCCAGGACACGAGTAACCAGTTCAGTTTTCTTGTATGCCGTAACATATGGAGAGATCTTCTTACCACGTATCTCATCTTCCGGTAGACCCTCTGCAGTCCACTTATCCATCAACCTACGGTATCTATCTGGGAATGTCATGTGGTACGCATCAATATCTGAGTTCTCCAGTAATTTATGGGAAACATACTTAACTGCAGAGATATAATCCTTTGTGCTGAACTTCCCGGTCTTCAAGATTGATGACATGCTTACGAAGTTCTGCTTGTAGTGCTCTGCAAAATCAGGACCTTCATCCAGCTCAAGAGCATTAAAGATCTCAACAATCCCTTGGCTGATTAGCCCCCTACTGTGCTTGGGCACAGCATTCTTCAGTTCATCTAACGTCATTTCATCATCTCCTGATACTTCTTTACCTGCTTTGCATACTTCTCTGAATCTTTCCTATATCCCTCTTGCACATCAGTCATATTGGTTCCCATCTGCTTCGAGTACAACTTCAGCACTCTTTCTAATGAACCCAGTGTTTCTTTGTGCATCATAGTCCTCCCTGCTCTTATAGCACGCAGCAAGTGCTCCCACACCAGGTCTAATCCACAACACCTCACCATTATAATTCACGATATCTCCACTCTTACAGTCTCTAACTTGCATCTCAATCCTTTAGGTTGTATTGAGGAAAGTATACCAAAAATTATTAAAATTTTATATATGAGAAGTCGATTTTTACCTTTTCAGAAATTTACAATTTACCTACCAACTCAGTACTCTATTCCTTTGAACACGAATGGAGACCGTACCCCCCGGTTAAAACAGAGGGCAGCGGTACAGTTCTCGAGGCACACAAGCCAGCCTGTACCACACACATGAGGAGAACATCATGACACACACACACCTAGACACAGCAGCCATTAGCTACCACGCAGCAGCTCGCTATACCATACGCTTCGAGCCTGAGTACGCTACAGATAGAGATGGTGATACACTACTAGACAATGACGTAGACACTGACATACTAGCATCCATGTACCGTGACGACTACCGTGATGAGTACCTAGATACATGTAATGAGATACGTCGTGTCATCAAGGCAGCAGGTGATATGGCCCAGGTTAAGGAGAGAGGACAGAAGTCTAATCACCCTAGATACTGGATCAACCCAGACCAGATGGTAGCAATAGCCGCTGATGGTGGGATAGTATCAATCATGCGTCCAAGAGCAGGTGTATACAATGGCTAGTCCAGCTAGAGTCTACTTCGGTAGGTTCTTTGGTGGGTTACAATAGCACGCAATAGAGCTAACAACTAGAGGATAGATAAGACATCTCCTCACGATTATCTTAAAGGATAACACATGGCTAACACAAATACATTCAAGAACAACATCAACAATGAGACTACGGTATCTACTCTTCGTGCTGGTGTAGAGATAGTAGCGGTATCAACATCTGTAGCTGTACTAACTGGTAAGGCTATCGCTGCTGCATGGCACACTACTTCTATCGGTAATGCTGCTCGTAACAATGACATCATAGACACACTATCTCTAGAGGGTGAGACTAAGACTGTCATGGTAGATGGTATCGAGAACATGCGTAACCGTATTCGTTCACTCAATACTACTAAAGTCAATGAAGCTGTATAGGTAGTGCAGATCAAGCATCCTTCGGGCTGTTTGAGTGTGCATTCCCGTACAGAAAGGAGTCATTATGATCAATAACATTATCTTCCAGTGTGTCGTCCACTATGCCTACTACTTTGTGTGCTGATAGCACGAAAGAAGAGAGATAGTAACCAGAACCTACCTCAACGAGGCACAATAGCATAGGGTCATCACTCTATCCTCGTGCCCTAACCTCAAGAACCACACCTCACACATTATCTCCCATTCACATGGATGATTGTATGCAAGCACCACGACCAGAGGGAGTGGATTTATCCATCATCACGCGTGTACACGAGGGATAGAGGGATAGATGTAGTGTAAATTGGTGTTTAAACTGTGTAAATTGGTGATAAACCTTATCCAAACCTTATTTCCCTACTGGGAACATAAACCTAAATTAAACCTAAAGGAAGAAACATGATAACAACCCTAGAAAGAATGGTGGAGTGGGTGGTCAAGTACCATCTAACTGGTAAACAACAACGGACTGCGTATGCACTGATGGAACAAATAGCAAGGAGAGTATAAATGAAGTATGAAGAAATCAACACAATGAGTGAGACAACAGAACCAACAGAAACAATCAACACTGTAACCTGGGCAGAGATCAATGCACTATGTGATACAGAGTGGGAAGCAATCACTGCTCACCAAACAAAATGGTATACAAAATACATGGGCTACGTGGCAGGGTTCATGATCGGATCAGGAGCTACTCTCATCGGGTGGTCAATCGTATATGCAATCAAGGCGGTAATATAATGAAGAAACAATACATACAAATAGGTACATCAACATACAACATAGATACACCTGAGAATGTGATGGAAGCAATCAAATCAGTAGTCATCTATCATCAGGGTGAACTGGACACGCTAAAGCTGTGGACTAAGAGTGCACTAGGTGAGAACCAAGAAGCATACATCAGCTACAACATGATGGAAGCTGGTGCAACCACTAATAAATGTGATATGGCAGACACAGAATTCTACTTCATAACTCAGGCTACACGTATGGGTGATGACTCCTGTAAGGAGTGGCTCAAGTCTGAGCTCTCTGGAGAGTAGAACCACGTCCTCATGGTAAGACGTTAAAGATCCACGACCCGAAGAAGTAGTCATAAACCAAACAACCCAACATTATATCTCAAAGGATTTAATTTGACACAAACAATCAAAGCGTTCAACGCACAGACTCCAGTACAAGCAACAATCGGTAAAGCAGTAAATGCAGCAGTATCATCAGCGTTCATCGGTAAAGTATCAATGCCACTACAAATGGTAATCGGTAAAGCAGTAGCAGAAATGAACCGTAAGGGTCTAGTAACAAACAATGTTCTAACTGGACACAACATGGATGCTCTACTAGCTGAAAATGCACACTCTCTACTCATGGAGAGAACAATCAACTCAATCATCTCATACCTCACAGGCTATGGTAAAATCGAGACTAAGCGTACAAGTAAGAAAGGTAAGTGGACTACTCACTGGAGACTCGTACTAGATACATCTATGTTCAGACTCATGGAGAAAGAAGACAAAGGCTTCAATGGTCCAACACTAAAAAGACTACGTAATGCTGCAGTACAATCACTATTCAGTGATAACCTAGGTGTAAACACAGAGGTAACTGGAATAGACAAAGCATACCTAGAAGGTCTGTCTCAGCAAGATATACTGTTCGTGCTCAACAACAAAGAACTCCAAGACCACGTAATGGATACATACTCTAAAAGCAAGAGAATGGCAAACAAAACGATCAAGTATGAGCGTACTAGAACAACTAAAGCCAATGCAGAGGCTCACGTAGCATGTGTAACTAGACTAAATGGTAAAACATTCCCTGTCACAGAGACACTAGAACCAAGAGGTAGAACAGCTAAGCAACAACTAGCACTACTCGGTATGAACTTCTATGGTAAAACATGGGAGACACAGTCGTTCAGACTAGGCGAAGAAACAATCGCATGGGATGCGAGACAATCAGGATATCAGATCCTCGGTGGTCTACTAGGGTCTAAGGCACTATGTGAAATCACTGGTGTATATGGCAACAACGAAGGTGGAGACATCTATACCGAAGCGTTCGCACAAGTGCTAACAGTGGTATTCGGTGGTGCTAAAACAGTAACAAGACTGACTGCTAAGAAACCAGCTCAAATGCTGGCATACATGGCTGGTATGGCATCTATCCTTCTCGAAGACGAGAAAGATATCTCTATCTGGGACTCACTATCTACAGAGGACATGGACTTCGATGAGACATGTGAAGCTCTAGAAGCTGCACTATGGGAAAACGAAATCCTCGTTCCAGTAATGGAACTACGTCAAGCTGTGCGTGATGGACAAGTGGCTAACTATGCTGTACCAACATGGTCATTCCCTGGAACAAGTGAATACTTCTTCACAAGAAGTGACACTAGCTTCCTCGCTAGAGGCATAAGCAAGAAGGCTAAAGTAGCATCAATCATGATGGTACGTGGTGACGACAATAAGAATCACCAAATGACAATTCACATCTCTATGATCCGTGAGTTCGCTAAGTCATCAGCTATCCTCGCAGCAGTAATCCATGCACTGGATGCACTACTCAAGAAACTCGTATCACTCGACGTGTGGGCAGCAGGTGGTAAAATCCTGATCAAGCACGATGAGTACGTAGTAGACAAAGAGCACGAGGCAGTAATGATCGCATCATACCACAAGTGGCTCGCTCACATCGCTGCTAACCGCAATGAGTATCTAGCTAAACCACTAGAGGAGTGTGGATACGTCATCAACCTCGACGCGATGGTTCGTAAGAACGAAGAGAGATATGGTAAATTCAACCAGTTCATGGTGCACACAGCACGTCATGGACTAGCCTATGAATGGTCTGTATAATCTCGGACTAAAATCCACTAGGGAGCTCAATGGAGCTCCTGTGTGGGTTTTATTCTCACCTCAATGCAGTACGCTAGTAGCTTCGGTGAACGGTACACTATGCATTGGAGTAGGGTAAGACCTCCCAAGTTCGCTTGGGTTAGAGCCTGTCTCTCGGCAGAGCTCTCCGCCTATCAAAGGGGGCCTTCGTCGTACCTCCTTGGCCTATTGTGAATCATTCAAGAATATTGGATGAAATACAACACGAAGGACTTAAATGTCAAAGAAAGAACCAACAACTCCAGTAGTGGAGGAGCGTTCTTTCAGTGGTCAAGCTGTACAGAAGGCTAACATCCGTATGCACAAGCTGTCACACGTAATGAAAGAAGTACGCGTGTTCACCACTGAAAAACCAGACTACACTATCGACGAGCTCACAAAGTTCCTCTACCCTGAATGGGAAGAGATGACACTCGAAGTATTCGAGGGCAAAGAGTGGTACGTGGAAGAGAAACTCGTTCCACTACTAAAGCAAGACCCAGCTGAGGTCTACCAGGAAGCTCTCGAAGAAGAGCAGGCTAAGCTACTATCAGTGACCGATGCGAAAGCAGAGTTCACCTGGTAGTAGGGCTACTCCAGGAAAAGCTATGTTAAACATAGTAAAAGACGACGTGAAACTCGTAGGCAAAACTGATGATCTAATCAATGAAGCTATCCTCTTGGTGCACACACTGTGTACCAGAATAGAGGCTAACACTTCAATGGATTATGATGAAGCTGTCAAGTATATCAATCAAGGCATGGCAACATACCGTAGTATTGACATGGGCACAGACCCAAAGATAGCAATCAAACAATCTGGTCTAAACACAGTCGGAACCACCCTTGAAACAGAAGGGTAGGTTCTCAAGCTATTGCATAGCAATGGAGGAGTGGTGATTCGTTCACGCATCTGAAGTGGTCGAGAATATCCCACCGGGTGGCCTTTAACGCTCCTCTATTGGTGTGCAAAGCGTTGAGCACGCTGTCACAATAAATTATCTCCTTATCTGTGGCGTGTTCTACGGTGTGCAAACACTGGGTGTCGTCGATTGACCCACGGGTAAACCCGTTTTAATAACTCTAGGCAGGCAACCATGCCAAGCGTGTGCAAAATGGTCGTAGAACCCGCAACAACCAAACAAAGTCACATGGACCCATGTGCATCCGGATAGAAACGGCTCATACTTAGTTGAGCCACGTATATTGTGATGGTAGTTATTCTAACCACTATCAGAGTATACAAACTCAAATCAAACACAAGGACTCAACAATGAGTATTTTAGACACAATCACGCCAGAAGGCGTAAAGAAAATCACATCAGGTTTCGAGTCCCTAGTGGACGCGGTAAATCCAATGACAACAGTCGTGGCTACAAATAAGAACAGAGAGATCCTGGATCTCCTAGTAAAAAGTGGCTACACATTCCAGCAAATCATGGATATCGTAGACATAGGTCGAGTATCCGCAGAACCATATGTCAATGAACAGATCATGAGACAAGAAATCAGACTCGAGATCCTCGCAGAGAGTGAAGAGAAAACAGAAGAAACAAAGTAAAGGAAAACATATGAGTGGAGTAATAGTACTAATCATGGGATTCGCTGTGGCATTCAACATCATCGTAGTAAAGATGAAGTTCGATCATGGTCGCACAGCAGACGCAATAGCTGACCTAACTATGCTCGTCATCCTAGGATGGCTATTCTCCGGCTCAACTGGTGGACTAGCAATGGGTGCAGTAGCATCAGCTATCCTCTCAGTATTCCTATTCTTCAGTCCTCCAAAAATGGACTGGATGGAGTCAAGTGCAAGCAAAACTGGTCATAAAAATCTTTTCGACTGAAAAGTACGACAACCTAAAGGGGCATTAACTTTAATGTTGTATTCTCAACCTAAACTACCCTTAAAGGATAAGTCAAAAATATGAACATAAAATTAATACCTAATAAGGACATGCAAAATGAGCTATCTACACTTGTTGGGAATCGCAAGATTCTATATATCCTATGTGAGGAGAACCAAGTGGATGTCCTCAAAAGAAAGGGCAAACTTTCAGAGCAAGCAAAGAAACGCTCAGTAAGGGTATATTGCCCCACAACACTGGAGACATATGAAAGTATTCAAGATGCAGCAATCAAGCTCATCTTGGATCCTGGTGCTATCAGCAAGGTAGTCAATGGTAAACAGAAATCCACTGGTGGATACACATTCAAAAAGGCAATCAACTGACGTATGAACAAATGGGCAAAGAGCTTGGTATCTCCAAGCAAAGAGCCAAACAGATCTTCGACAATGCAATGAAAAAGCTACGCTCTCCTGAACCAGCGAGAGTGTTAAGACCATATCTATATAAAGGAAACTCATGATCAAAGTAAAAGGCAAAGAAGTACATATCGAAGGCTCAAGTAGCGAAATCGTAAACGAAGTAGCAGGTATCCTTAACACTGTGTGTAAACACATGGGAGACAAGCATAAGACATCATACGATGACGTAATGACAGACATCATAGACCTATCTAAGGTACACAAACTCACAGATAGTGGTATGGCTTCAGAAGAAGCTATCCAGGTTCTAGGACTAGGCGATAGACTATCAACTACCGAACCAACACTAGATGACGCAATGGAAAAAGCTAAAAAAGTAATGACTGATATGATCAATTCAATCAAAAAGGATAACAAAAATGGCAACTAACAGTAGACGTAAAAGAAAAAATCACGAGACAACACCACACAACGGAACCAAAGTAGACAAGTGGGGAAATCTCAATCAAAAAACTGTAGGTGATGTAAGAAACGCATCAAAGAGTCAAGCTCAAATGAAAAAAGACTGGGGAAATAAGTAATGGGAAAAATATACGCACTCATGGTACTACTCGTACTGGCAATCGGTGTCACCGAAGCAACATCAGCAGAACAAGTAGTAACAATCTGTGGTGACGACGGACAGTGTGAAACTGTCATCGTATTCACTGACGACTAGAAAATATTAGGTAAGGACTTTCCATAACCTTCATGGTTAGCTCTTATCTGCATGAACTTTTGTTTTTGACCAGAAGATAGATCATTGTATCTACTTCTATCAACATCAATACCAGCATGACGATATTCATTCTTCATTCTGTTCCATGCCTTCTGATCGGTCTGCCATTTAGAAAAGGCTTGAGCGATAGGAGCATTGTTGTACTTGCTACCAGACATAAGACTGTGCATCGCTCTAGTCCCGTCTTCAGCAGAACCATAAACAAGTTGGTTCCTATCTCCAGCATCTCCATGCTTAGAGCCAGCGAAACCTTTAGCACCGTAAAGCAATTTACCACCCATACCAGTAATATTACCTGGGTTGTTGTTCCTGAATGCCTTGTTACCTCGTAACCCGGTAAATTCATTGAACATACCAGATGTCTTAATGTTGGCCCCAGAACCAGGAGTTGTAGGCATACCTCTAAAGGCACTGCCTTGGTATTCCCTACTATCAACCATAGGCATAGGCCCAGGTTCTTGAGTCATCATGTCTTGAGACATCTTGTACTCAGCCATTTGTTGATCAAAAGCATTAGCTTGCAACTCTTGATTATGTTCAGCTACTTGCTGATTCATCATCTGCATTGCAGCCTCAGTGTTAACAGTGTCTTCCGCGAAAGAAGAGTCACCAAACATAGGCTGTTGGGCTTCTTCAGCATTACGCTGACTAGCCCATTGCTGTTTGTATCTTTCTAAGGACATGGATTACTCCTAGAATAAATCTAGTGCAGAGTTAACAAAGCTAGACTTTGAAGCTCTAGGTTGAGGAGCAGGAGCTTCCTGAACTGGAACCACACCTCCATTGAATCTATCATTTGTCATAGCTTCGCCTCTACGACCAAATGGATTCACTCCATTCTTGTTACCAAACAAATTAAGTGGATCAACAGTAGCATATCTCTGTGCAGGAGCAGGAGCAGCCTTCTTCATAGGAGCTACGGCTTTCTGTACTGCAGCACGTTTTTGCATTTGCTTCTTGGGAGTCTTGGTTTTACCAGGCTTCAATGGAGCAACTGTATTAACGATGTCATCAGCAGTGAAGTCATCAGCCCACTTATCATAATCAGCACCATCAACATAATCCTCTGCCTCTTGTGTCATTGGCGAGAGATGTGGTTGACCAAGTTCAATAGCTTTAGCGTTACTCATCGTACCAGCTTTAGAGAAAGCATCCCAAGACTTGTATTGATCAGGAAGCTTATCTATAAATGCAGACATATTAGCGAAACGTGGTTCATTTGATGGACCAGCTATAGCATTTGCTATTCCAGTAAAGTTAGGAAAGTATCCTCTTTCCTTATCTATTGCTGCAGAGTTAGATTGTGTCACAGGACCAACTGCTCCAGTTCCTCCACCTCTCAACGCTTTGTTTCTGTAATAATCATCTATGATTCCCATTTGATATCCTTTGTATTTTTTTCTATTATACTATATAATACTAAAAACATTAAGGATATTAAATGCTAACAGGACAACCATTCTTCGTAGATATGATAGCTAAAATAGTAAAAGCAGAGAATCTATCGGAAAAAGATCAAAAAATAGCTGATGTAGCAATTGAGACTTTAAATAAAGTAGCAAACGAATCAGATGGCCCAGAAGACTATCAGACAACAATGTCATCACTCATGGATATAGTAAAGGAACAGTCAACAAAATTCTAAAGGAGAAGTAATGACCTGCAAAAGAAGACAAGTATGTAATGTGTGCGACGCACCATTCAAAATGGAAAGAGGATGTTTCTTAGAAAAGAGATGTCCTGCTTGCAGGTTTCTAAAACTACAAAAACCTGAAGACAATCCATTCTATTCACTGAGATTAAGAACTCTCGTGAAATCGAATGCTTCAGCAGTTGGATTAGTGTTCTACCCTCAAGAACCATCACTCAAGACTATCTTTGAGGGTATTGCACTCAAAGGAGAATACAACGACCTCGAAGACAGAGTTATTGTCGAAGAGATGGTTGCTCAGTATATAGACAGAGGATCCATATCTCTTACGAGCAGAGAATTATATGCACTGGAAGATGTTGTCATGTTTAATAACGAACTAGGATACACAGCAAAAGCATTAAAGGTAACAAGCGAAAGAGTAAGACAAATCGTTTCATCGGCTCTAAAGAAGATGAGGCATCCACGAGTTGTTGGAGAATTAAGACAACTATATTAAAAAGGAAGAGTCATGGCAAATGCATTGACGGGAAATATTGGACTAAACGATGAAGACTATCAGCGTAGGCTTCGTAGGAGTCTTATGGCTGGGAACCAAGACATTGTCAGAAGACATCCTCCAACAGTAGATCATCCCTTCGGCAGAGAGGAAATTATACCTCATCACGAATGGGCTGACCCGCTTGTTAACCCAGTACACATGGAGCAAGCCATTGACCAGCAATCAATAGAGCGTGCTCGTAGACAAATGATGGACCAACAACACACAAATACTGGTGTTCGTGGCATGAACACTCATGCAAGAGGTAATCGAATTACCGATTATGAATTCAGAACAGAACTAGCTCACAGACTCGAAGAAGCTCACCCCGATCTATTCAATTGGTCGATGGAACATGCAGCAGAAGAGAATGTAACTCCATGGCAAATCATTGCAGCATGTGCTATAGACCAAATGAACCACGGCTCAGTCTTGGATAACCAATCAGATGCACTTATTGATATCAATTTAGAATTAAACGAATTAGAGGAGGTAAAACATGGCAAACCTGTGGCAAAACGACGGCCTAAAAATGATCAATGGGTTCCTTTCTGATCTAGAACACGACAAGCTAATTGAAGAAGCTAGGCTGGCTGCTGAAAATGCTAGACTCATTACTCTTGCAGGAGAGATGATCCTCAATCCAAATGGATTCAATACTTTAAAAGAATCAGATATTTGGTCACGCACCAAAAATGAAGACAACAAGATAAACGCATTCAGAGAAGATATGGCAGGATATGAACCCGCACGCGTGGTGCAAAGAAAAGTAATGTCATTCGCAACAGATGGAGAGGCATACAAATATACAAAGTTAAATTATGATGCTGGTTCTATTGATGAATACATAGACAAATCAAACTACTGGATTAAAAACTCTGTAGAGATTATGCCAGTAAATGGTGATAAACGTATAAAGATAGTATATGCATCCAATGAACAAATGGAAAGTATAATATTTGAGTACTTAAAAAAGTACATAGTATCCACAGTCTCATCATTTGAGAACCACCTACGAGCTATCGAAGGTAAAGTTCTTATGCATAGCTGGGTAGAGAGCGGTGTATCAGAAAAGATATTCGTACCTGAAAAAGTGAAACTTGGTGCATTAGACCAAGTTTTCGGAATGTTAAATAAAATCACAAAGGAAATATAGCCATGTTCAATGGAAAAAAATTAGACAACCTAGATGAGAGAATGGTACTCATGACAGAACTCCTTGTAAACCAGGGTGAACAGATCAAAGAGCTGAAGCGTATGCTGGTTCAAGTTAAGACTGAGACTCTGGGAAACAGAGTAGCAATCAACTCAGAGAAGAAACCTGTAAAAGTTATCACAAAAGAAATTGTTGTGGAACGTGCTCGTAAAAAACCAAGAGCTAGAATCAGACCAACTGTTGGTGGGAAAAGAGTAACAGAAAAAGAAATTGACGAATTTGTAAAATTATTCGATCAAGGTCTTAACTATACTGAGATTTCAGCAATGACTGGTAGAAGTGCTGGAACCATCAGTAATAAAATCTATATCAGAAAAGGATATGAAGATGAAACAACAGAAACTAAAAAGTAAAGATAAGCAATCCTCTGTCACAGTAATGTGTCACAACAATAGAAAGATAGCAACAAACAAACAAGGTTTCGTAACTGTGGTCAAGCATCCAATGCACTTATCAAAATTAAGTATCGACTACATTAGAGAGTGTTACGTGGTTCCAGATGACCTGGATCCAGCATGATCTGTTATCGTGACATTAAGACTGATATGCTATAATGATATCTAAGGAGTAATTATGAATTACGAAAATAGATTTATAGAGGATTTAGGAACAAAATTTCCAGGTAATGGAAACACAACAAGAAAGTATAGATATTGGAAAGTTGGATGTCCATTATGTGATAATACATTTGAAGTACAAGCTGCACAATTCAAATTATCAAATGCAGAGATGTGCCACAAATGCATGTTAAAGGAATCAATGACAATACATGGTCAGAGACATACAAGACTATATCACATATGGCTAAGTATGAAGCAAAGATGCACCAATGAGAATAACAGTTCATACTTAGATTATGGAGGAAGAGGTATCTCTTGTTGTCAGGAATGGATGGACGACTTTATGTCGTTTTATAACTGGGCACATTCGCACCAATATGATAAAAATCTAACAATAGAGAGGATAGAAAATGATGGAAACTATGAGCCCACAAACTGTAAATGGGCTACACGAAAAGAACAAGCCTCAAACAGAAGACCACCAAGGTCAAAAGGAGGTGTGTGATTATTTGTTATAGGGATAAAGAGTGGTGCAGTGAAACTCACTGTGCCAACTATGATTGCACAACAAACCTGACACCAGAGAAAGTAGCTTATGCTCAGATATGGTGGAATGGAAACAAGGTGAAGGTAGAGGACTGGACTGAAGCTCCAATTGCTTTCGGGAACCACAAAGATACTGTACATTGCCCAGGATATAAACTACGTCCATAGGATACTCACTGGAGTATCTTATTGGCCGTAGGGCACACATTGCGTAATAAAGTACTAGCTGTAAAACGAGGGATTATGCACAGCTCAACCCACACCTCTCGCATGACACTCCGCTGAGGCCGAGTGCATATGTCAAGAAGTCGTCTAGTCTGGTAGGATACCTGGACACGGTCTGGGAGACGCAGGTTCAAATCCTGTCTTCTTGCGATGTCTAAAACAGATAATCATGCAGACGCGATAAACTCACACTATCTACATATCGCTCCTAGCCAACCCTATTTGATGGGGTCTGCCAAGATGGGGACTATGTGCTTCCATAAGTTCAGTTGGTAGAACTCCGGGGTCATACCTGGATGCACGGGTTCGAGTCCCGTTGGAATCGCAACCGTAAAACCGTAGAGTCATATGCACGTTAACCCACTACTCTATAGAGAGCTGTTTCCTGAGATGTCCAGCAGGCCGCTTTAAGGTCGAAAGAAATCATCCGTGACTGGTATACACACGTAAAAGTGTTACCGCCAGTATCCCCCAGAACCATCACAAAGATGTTTGTGTGGGGTCATTGGTCGCAGACCCGGCTCAAAAACCGACTTGGTATTCCCTCCAAAAAGTATTAACCCTTTTACAAGGGGATTAACGCTTTTGAAATCAGGGGTAATCTAAATGTAACCTATCCAGATGAAAAACCGACTGGCTGCCTGGAGAAAGGAATCTGTCCCGTGCCCACCATCCAGTTAAATACGGGCATAAACCTATATAGTAGAGCTTCTTTAGTGCTGTGCAACTTAGCGAATCGCACTATGACTTTATATCCCTAGAGGAAAGACTCAAGGGAGCCTATATGTGCTAGTAGCTCAGTGTTAGAGCGTCGGTCTAACAGTCCGAAGGTCCTAGGTTAAATTCCTAGCGTGTACACCAAACAAATCCTCTATCGGAGGTGAACCACC